TTGTCGTTATGCCCAAGGGAGTGCCGGAATTGGCCGGCCAGAGGGCCCCTCTTGAGCTGATGGCGGGATGATAGCTCTTCTAGTGAAAGCCGTAATGTGCCTTTGGTCGATACTGATTTCTCATCCCATCATCGAATGGCCGCTAGATAGACCGAAGCAATCCACCTGTCAAACGCCCCTAGGACAAAATCCTATTATTGGTAATACATCCGAAAAATCCACTCAGAGCCAGCCGTTTTGTGGGGGTAAAAACGCGGACAAATAAAAAAGGGTCGCGAGATAAAATCTCGCAACCCCTTGAATTATATGGTCGGGACGGAGTGATTCGAACACTCGACCCCTAGCACCCCATGCTGGGGACTGTAGCTCCCCAAGCTATTGTTTTATAAAGATAACGCCCTGTTTTACGCCTAGCAAAACATCCGTTTTTTTGTGCTTATGCAAACGAAAACACGCGGCCTCCAGAGGAGGTTTTGCGCAACCTAGCGGAGATTGAACACTTGACAGGTTCTGCCTGCTACCAGATCGTACCGAGCATGTACTTTTTCCCTTGAGCTCCCACAGCACATAGGGAGTTCTGCGAGAATTTCTGATGGCTAGTGTTGGTAATTCAGTTCGAAAGGCGATCGAAGACTGGTCCATCGGCGATTATGAATTCGCAATGCTTCATGCTTGCAATGCGATAGATGGCACTGCAAAGAAGATATTTCCCAACCTACAAAACAATGCACGCTTTACGAAGTTGATCCGAGACAACTACGCTATTTTCGGTCCGATGGGTCTTCCGGGGATAAATTTGGAAGACACTCGTTGGCCTATTGCTGTGAAAAGCCCTAAAGCCCCTGGAGGCTTACCCGACATAGCAGACGTAATTTATGGCGTCCATCGCTGCACTCATGGTCACGGCGATGAGTTACCTGACGGGTTCGACCTTTGGCCGAATGCTTCGGTGAAGGATGGAAAAACTCGGACTTGTATTGAGCGGGGCAAAATCCAGCTCTCGGATCGAGTGATTTTCGCACTACTAGGTGTAGCGGTGTTATCCAAAGCCAATATCGGACAAATCGTTCCGGAGGGTTACTTCTTGAGTTTTGCCGATACGGTAATGCCCATCAACGAGTGGTGGGGACGCGCTGACGATTTCGTTCCCCTTGTCGCAGCAGAACAGCTGCCATCTGTGATCCTAAATTTTCCAAATTGGTAATCACCCTACCCACAACTCGCGCCAATCACCACCACCATGTCAAGGTGACTTCGGAATCAACGTAAGATACTGATATAAAAGGGAAACCACCCTAAAATTACCGGGTAAAAAATCGCCTTTACACGCTATAAGAATCAACAACTTAGCGCTGTATTTTCCTACAGTGCTTTGCCCTCCTACGGCGTTCTGCCGACTGAACACACACCCTGCTACTCTGGTTTACTCCACAGAGGAAACCGAAAATGCCCAACTCTGACCTACTCCCTTCCCTGCTTTTCAAGATCAACGAAAACCAACTCGCCCTCGAAGCCGCCATCATGGAGCTATCGAACTGGGTCGAGCAGCGCGGATCGGCCGATGTGGCCGAGAATGTCCGCGGCGCGCTTTGGGCAATCGACAAGAACGAGGAATTCATCAAGATGACGCTCGCCGTTTTGATGACACCCGACTGACAGTTCGTCGCTTCACCCTCGCCCGCTCCCTGCGCCTCGATTACTGTATATAAAACCAGTACTCAGCAAGGCATGCCCGTGGATCCCCTCTATATAGAAGACACCGACGATTGGCTCGGCACCCCGACTTCGCTCGAAACCTGCCGGCATCAGCTCAGGATGTATGAAAACGAATTCGAAGCGCTCACCCTCAAGCTCGATCGGGCAATTGAAAATATTGAGGGATTGGTTCGTGACAATGACGCGCTCACCCAGGAGAGAAATTCTCTTAGGGCAAAGCTTCAGTACGCCGAGGGGGATTTGCTGAGCGAAAAGCGCAGATTTGCGGACGTGGCGCACCAGAGGGACCACCTCTTCCACGAAAATCAGCGCCTTCTCAGGGAAGCGCGGGATCGGAGGCGCTGACAGCCTTCACATACGCCTGGCACGCCTGCAGCGCTATCAGTCCCCGGTCACCGGTGTCGGTAATGGCGATAATTCGTTGAGCATGCGCTGGGTCAAGTCGGGCGCGTACGGCTGCATGATCCACGCGGCCGGCGCCGGCGGTGGCAGGCACGTCGCAGTCTTTGGCAACGTCGGTTGCGTCGAGGAGGACTGACAGCCGCAGATCAGAAGTGGCAAGGCGATCACGCAGGCGATCTTGGTCACGTTGGGCATCGGTCATTTTCTCGAAGTGGGTTTTCTCGCTGGCCGAAAGCTTCTGCTCGAGCGCCAGGCGCTTGTCCTGCTCGACCTGTTGGGCGGTAGCTGCAGCGATGGTCAATTGATTGAGGGTTTCCGCGCTCAGCCTCGCCTGCTCCGCCAACTGTTGCCCATAACGCCAGTCCTGAAACTGCCAGGCGCTGCCGAAGCCGGCGAGCACCAGCGCAAGCGCGCCCACCGCTTTCCAAGGTACGACCATCACGGCACATCCCTGAAGAACACGTGACCACCCAACTTGAGCGTCTGCTTTGCCTTCGCCGCCCAGGCCGGGGCCTTGATGCTGGTGGCGTAGTAGTGCGTGGCACCGCCGGTAGGATCCAGCACTTTCCCGTCGATCACTTGGTCAGCCGCGATCCGGCACTGCGCCAGCTCGCGGAACGGAATCTGCTTCACGCCAATCAGGAACTGATAGTTCGGGTCTGTCTTGTTCCAGCAGCTGAACTGGTACTTTGCCTGGCAAACGCCAGCGTAGCCCTCACCCCACCACGAATTTTCCCTCCCATCAAACACGCGGTTGCGAATCGTCCAGGCCACGGCGATCTGGCCGGCAGTTCCTTCGCCGCGGGCCTCTCCCCACAGCGTGCGCGCGAGGATGTCTCGATCTTTTTCGGTTGCAGTCATCATTATCTCCAAGCACAAAAAAACCGCCTCATGGGCAGCCGGGTATTCTTGATTCGATCACGCCGGATTGGCTTGCGGCAGTGGGTACCGCGCTTTAATCGCCGCTACTGAGGCGACCCACGGCGAATAGTCCGGCTCCAGTCCCTGACTGAGTGCGTCATAGGCGATTTCCAAACGCAGCGGATCCGACTCCGCCTGATAGGCCGCACGGCGCTGCGCACGGGCTGTTTCGAAATCGGCCTGAAACTGCTCAGACTTCCGCTGCTCGGCGGTGATCACTTTGCTGAAGTCGATGTTCATTCCGGCAGCCTCACTTCGCCGTCTGGCGGGTTGACGATATCGACCGGAAAGCACGCAGCCTCACCGGCGTCCACGGCAATTGGAAGTGACAAAGTGATAACCAGCTGGCCGTTTACCCGCTCAACCGGGAGTTCGACCCGCCGGCATCCTACGGCTTCGGCCGGCAATGTCGCGCCGTCCGGCAATGCAGTGAAGTCGAAGGTCTCACCGTCAATGGTGAGCGCGTCGCCAGACTTGGAAAGCGTCATGACGCCGTCCATGCGGATGGGGGAAAGCTTGATGATCATGAAGTACTCCTTAGAACCAGCGGCCGGTTGCGAACAGACGCGAAGCGCGACCGGTGGAATCGTTGTAGAAAGCCATTCGCGACCAGTTCACGCTGGTTGGTGTCGGCGGTGCATTTTGGGTCATGACGCCGTTACCCGTGTTGGGCATCCCGAGGAATACCGGTTCTGCCCCAGCCACGAACGCGGCAGGAAACGTCCAGACGGTACCGGAGCTCATCCAGCCATTCCCTTGTGCTGTCGTCGCCGTAGTCGCACCGGTCGTGCAAGTACAGAACTGCGTCCCGTCAGCAAAACGAACCCAGGTCCCGTTGACGTTCGACCCACTCTCCACGACATTGCGCCCAGCAAGCTGAAGACCCACTGGTACGTTCAGCACGCCTGCATAGGAGTAGGTCATGAACGGGCCGCCGGCGGTGTTGGCGTGGTTGACGGTTCGCCAACTGAAACCGCCGGTTCCGCCGCCTTGATTGCAGGTGAAGGACACTGCACCAGACATACCGCTGCCATTACCGGTTTCGTTCCAGCCTAGGAAACCACCACCGCCCGAGGGTACTGCCCCGGTCACCACACGAAGCGAATTGAAAATGGGCGTATAGGCGCCACCCGCCACAGGCATAGCACCAATAGCAGCAAGCAATTCAGTGTTGTTGTTCGTCGCGACCCCGACACCGCCCTTGGTCAATGGCAGGATTTCGTAGTTACCCGTGGTGCCGAGGGCAGCGAGTTTCCCTCCCCACTGCAGGTTGATGTTATTAAAGGCATCAGCCAGCGCTTTCGGATAACCCTGAACCGGCATAATTGCGTATGTTGCCCCGCTCGCAGTTGCACCTTTGTAAGCCGGTATAATTGAAATAACTGTCGCGCTAGCAACATTTCCTATTTCGTAATTCAAACCATCCGGCCCAACGAAGGCGTCACCTATCTTTGCGTTTGCGGCAAAGTCTGCATTCACACCAATAACCGTCGTCGATCCGTTCATGACATTAACTGTCCCGCCTCTAAGCCAAGGCATAGTTACCCCCTCTTTGGCAAAATACCAAACATGTAATTTAAATTAATACCATTGTATCAGCCGAGCTTTGCAAACATCGCCGGCAACCAGAATGCATAAGGGTTTGAGAATGCGACAGTTACCGCATATAGCGCCTTATTTTTGAAATCCCACCACGAATAAAGAGCCCTACCAACGTTATCATTGTTATACATTCGGGTGGAAAACGAGTTAGCCAGAAGGTATTCATTTTCAGGAAAATCAAATGGTACAGTATAGTAGTTAATATATTCGCCCTGCGCCCCTCGACCAGTCATCACGTAAGTCCAGTTTTGGAACGCGCGAGTAAACAATACGCTCGGCGTACCAGTATCGAAAATAGGCTTGGCAGTCTCGGAGAAAAGTCTGACTCCGTATTCTGCAATCGACTGAGCACCAAACGAAGCGACGATATACCTGCCGTTTGGATAAAACCCGATCTGGTTGTACATCCCCGTCAAAAAACCTGTCCAGTTACCGGGACTACCTATCAAGCCAGCAGCGCCGCCCAACTGTGCCATCCCGTCAACCGTATCCGGCCTGATGAAAATAAAGGGCTGTTCGATGGTGGTTATAGGGGTTGGGAAGGTGACCACAGAGCCATAATTACCGGCGCCGTAGTTCGGCGAATATCGCCCTGTGAAAATCACACACAGCCTTGCATATTCCGAATCCAGGACAACTTCATTGTCTTTATTGACAAAACTCAGACCATAGGTCATTAGCGAAACCTCACAACAAACAATCGCATAGAACCTGCTGATGTATTACTGGCCTCGAACATGCGCGTATAGTTATACACGCGCGCGACACCATTCAGCATTTCAGTCTCAAACTGTCTATCATTTGACGTAGGTGTTGTTATTGGCAGGATAAACGCGATTGCATTATTTGGATTACAGCCGGGAACAGCAAAGTCCTGTGTTCCTTTTGCGTTAGGAAAGGTCACCACCACTGACAATACCAACCTAACAGTGAATGAGTTCTCGTCAATCTCCGGAAGTCCTTGTGCACTCCACGTGCCCAATCCATATTCCATTATGAAAGCCTCCCGAATTTGGCTCGCAGTGTTCCAGCTGCATCGAATGCCGCAAGTCCATCATTATTGAGAAGAGACGAACCTCCAGAGCCAGCGCTTCGCAGTGTCAATGTCCCGGCTGGAATGTTGATTTCCAACAGCGGCTGGCCTTGAGAGTTTAATGTTGCCGAACGCAGCGTCATGCCTAGGACCAGATCCTTGATGAAGGCTTGGCTGATAATTGCGGTGTTCATGAACACCTGGCCACTCTGTACAACAAATGGCGCAATCATTTGGCCGCTCACTTCATCAAGGATCGCGAAACGTTGAGCGAACGCAAGGATCTGCGACTCTTGCTGTTCACCCTCCACGCCGATGGCGAGGCCAGCCATCACTGTTCTGTTCCCCACAGTGGTGGAAGTTTTGATGGTGGTCAGCGCAGACACTTTGCCGTTCAAACCAGAAACGGCGGTGCTCGCGGTTTCTGCTTTTGCGGTGGCGTTGTTGGCGGTAGCCGAGATGGTCTCGATGCGCTGCGCCGTGGCTTCCTTATCTGTTGCAACCGCAGATTCCAGCGTTGAGAGATTCGCGGCATTTTTCCCTACCGCAGCATCGAGGGACGTGAAGCGCGTCGCTGACGCAAGCTTTTCCTCTGCTATCACCTTCTCGTTCGTCACGATGCTGGCGGTATTCTGATACGCCTTCAGCGCCTCGCTCATTGCACCGGTGCCGTCATCCTCTCGCCACGCCGCTTGCAGGGCCTGCATCGTCGACGCCTGCGCGGTGACCTTGCCGTCGAGGGTTTCGATCTGCGTTGAATGCGTCTGAATTTGGAGAGCCATTGCACTGCTGGTTTCGGCAATCGTCCCCATGTCGTACCAGAACTCAGCATTCGGCGGAGGCGTTCCAACTGGTACAGCCTTGATGGCCGAGAACAGGCGACCATCGAGCCGCACCACTTCACCTTTCACGTACGGTTTTGCCGGGTCATAAACCATGGCATCGGTGATTTCGCCGATCAGGTCTTCAAGTTCTTGTTTGGCCTGCTCAAGCCGCTCATTGACTGAGCCCTCGCCATCACCGGAAATCTTTCCGATCTCCGCAAGCAGCTTCTCACCAAGGGCAGACTCCTGAATCCTGCCTAGGAAGTATTTTTCGTACTCGGACTGGTCGACGCTCACCTGCCCATTGATCCCATTCACTGCGGGAAACCAAGGACCGATGTTGCCAATGCGGTCCACCAAGCGCCCCCAGAAAAACAGACTCGTACCTGGCACGACATTCTGCATTTCGTGGTTCGATTGGGGATAGGCGAAATCGGCCAGCTTGACGGCCGTGGTCAGGTCGTTGACCTCGTTGTTCCAAATTTCAGTTCGCTGGGTATCTTCTGCACCAAGTGGGAATCCCCATTCGAGTCCAATGCCATAAACCTTGCTGATCGTTCTCAGATACGCCAGCGCAGGCGGCAACCCCTGCTTACCGCTGAGGTTGGTCAGAATCGAATTGCGCCATGGCGAAGAGATGTCGAACGCACTTACCGCGCGCACCCGGGCCACGTAGGCGCCCGCGTAGATGCCGACCACGTCCACGTTGGTCATACCGGTGCGCTGCAGCTTGATCCAGTTGCCGCTGTCCTTGCGCCATTCCACGTCATAGCCGACCGCACCATCCACGGCGGGCCAACTGATGGTCATGGTGGCCACGGCCAGACCCTGCACAACCGATGAAGTCGACGACAGCGAAACGCTCGCCGGCGCCGGAACGACGGTGATCGGGATCACGCTGATCGGGCGCTCTTCCAGACGTGCACCAGTGTCGATAAAGGCAAACTTGCTCGGCTCGAACTGCAGCGCGCTGATTTCGTAGTCTCCCTCGGTGGTGCGCTTAGTGCGCAGCACACGGTAAAGCGGGATCGCCAGATCATCCGCATCGAGCGCCCATTGCAACTGCGCCACCGGCGGTTCGCTATAGGCAACCGTGACGGTCACGGCGCGGCCGTTTACGCTCTGCACGGTCCGACCTTCGGCGCGGCCGCCCGGCAGGTTGATGATCAGTCGGTCGCCGGCCTTGGCCTGGGTGTCGCGATCAAGCGTGACCACCCGCCCCGCCACCGCCGAGATCCGGCCACCGACTTCTCGACCAGCGAGCAGCGAATCGGCCACCGGGATGATGTGCCCCGGCAGCGGAATTACGCCTTCCATGCCGGTCTTGAACGAGACAGTGCGGTCTTGGTTGTTGCTGAGGATTGCCCACTTGCCACGGCGCTGAGCCTCGGATGCGCGCGTGCAGCCGATCGCGCTCAGTTCTGTAGGCCGGTCGCCGTAGCGGCGCTGCAGATTCAGATCCGCGAAGGGGATGACGTCGGTGTCGTAGTTGTTGGCCGGGTTGTCGTAACTAACCAGTGCCCGGGTATAACGGGTTTTCGCCGAGGCACTGCCATACGAAAACTTACCGTCGATCACATTGGACCGGGTGAAGACGTAGTCGAAGTCCTGAGCGCGCGGCATGTCCGCCTGCATCACCAGCTGGCCTTGAGCCCAGTAGGTCATCCCCCTGTAAATCGCCGAGATATCGCGCAGGAGCGACCAGGCGTCAGCCTTGCCCTGTAGGTTCATGTCGCAGAGGAAACGCGGTTCCACGCCGTCCAAGCCATTCGGCACCAGCTGATCGCAGTATTGAGCAATTCGGTAAAGCTCCCACTTGTCGACCATGAAAGACTTGATGCGCTTGCCCAGACCGAAACGGTCTTCGGTACAAATCCCGTAAGTGATCCACGCCGGGTTGTTGGTCCAGGCCGACTTCATCGAGCCGTCCCAAGCCCCCGTGTAGGTGCGCTGAATCGGGTCGTAGTTGCTCGGCACCATCCAGCGCCGTGCCTTGCACTTCACAGTAACGGCCGGAATGTTGGTGAACTGCTCGGCGTCGAATTCGATGTAGAGCAGCGCGGTGTTCGGATAGCGCAGCTTGGCGTCGATCACTTCGGTGTAACCGGCCACCAGCATGGTGTCGGCGATCTTGTTGGTGTTCTGGTTCGGCGTCAGGCGGCGCACACGGATCTGCCAGCCAGTGGTTGCATCCGGCAAGTCGACGCGGCTCGATCGCTCGTAGCGCGTGGTGGTCTTGCCGTCGACGGCATCCACCAGCACCTGCTGATAGGCGCCGCCATCGGTGGCCACGTCGATGGCGTATTCGATTCGGTAGCCGCCTACGTTGCCCTGATCATCGGAGCGTTGCAGAGCTGGCCACGCCAAACGTATGCGCACGGCGGAAAGCTGGGTGTTAGTGATGGATCGTACCCACGCGGTATCGCTGCGCAACTCGATGTTCAGCGACGTCTCATTCTCTACTGACGGGATGCCCGGGATGTAGGTCTGATCCACCGAACCAGGCCGCCAGTCCCATTTCACGTTCGGGAAGTTGTAGTTGCCGCTGGCGTCGCGAATCGGGGTGTTGTCTAGATAGATGTCGTAATCGGTCGGGCCGCTGTCGAACTCACCCTCGCCCACTGCTATCAGCAGCTTGGCCAAGTTGGTCGAGCGCAGGCTGTCGCTGGCTTCGGTCGGCGACTTCGGCTTGCTGCTGCCGCCCTTCTCGCCGTGGATGTCGATCTGTGCTGCTGCGCCCATGCTTTCCTCCAAGCATAAAAAAACCGCCTCGCGGGCGGTTTGTAACAAAAATTAGATCTAATTCGGTGGTTCCTTCGCGAGCGAGTCTTCTAATTCCTTGATCTGACTTGGAAGCACATACAGATAAGAAATCAGATACTTCAGCAGCTCAACCATTTGCTGCGCCATCAATTCCGTTGGTTCATTTTCTTCGTCAAAGTGAGCACCAAGATTGCCACCGTCACGAATAGCATGTGCCAAGGTAGCCAGAGGAGCTGCCAAATTATGTTGTTCCATCGCTTGTTTTATGAGCGCCGCCAGGGTTCCCTTTCTGTTCCCTTCGGGAAGCAGATATTTAAATATGCCCTCCAACGTTCTACGGGCCATAACAGCTGTAGCTGGATAATTTTTGGTCATAAACGATGTGGATGTAGACTCAAAGGATTTCCTTATCGCAACAGGCACGGACTCGGGAAAGTCGGTAACCAGCAATGAAGGTCGCGACCTTGGGTACATAAACACTTCAGCGGGGTTGCCATCGTTTATTTCAGATGCCGAAGACCTGACAGCCCAAAAAGAGACGAACTCACCGCAAGACGGACACGACGCACGCAACCCAATGCTGCCAGTTGCAGAGTCATGATGTGACGTGGCAGTGGTATAAGTTACCAAATCTCCACAAAAGGGACACATTTGGCTAATGGACTTTGGATACTTATTACCTCCGCTTGCTCCCCACTGCCGAACCATCGCAAACGATATGCTTTCCATAGACCTCTTCGCCCCTAGACCCTGAGAGTTGAGGATGTCATGTCTTATCTTCAGCGTAAATCGATGCAGATATGATCATCCCGCCCCACCGGCGCTCGCCGATGCAAACCGGTACAGGGTTGCCGCTGGCTGTCGTGTTCTTGGCGCTGCCGAAGGCGTAGGACGGTGAGTTTTGGGGGGATGCGCTCTGCTTCAGGCCCGATGCTTGCGGGCTGAGCATTTGGATTACTCCGCCGGCGACCAAGCCGATACCGGCACCGATCAGCGGGGCACCAAAAGGTGTGGTCGAAAGAAACGTACCGGCAACGATCAAAACCGCACCGACGATAGTTTGAATTAAGCCGCCTTTTTTGCTTCCGCGAATGATTGGCACGATTCGAATATCGGTAGCACCACCAAGTCCGAACTCCTCCTCGCCAACGTTCTTCCGGTTACGAAACACGGCAAAACGCATGCCCAGCCGATCTAGGCGCTGAATTTCTTCCTTAAATCCGTCTAGCGTGGCCTTCAGCGCTCTGAATGCCTCCCAAGCCTGTCCAGAATCCAGAACCCGACGATGAATTCTGCCGAATTTGGCCGCAAGAGACCCCGATAGCTTGATCGTAGCCATGGGCTGATAGTGAGCGACGGTGTACTGCATGCTTTTCTCCAGACATAAAAAACCGCCCGAAGGCGGCTGATTGAAGTTTCAATTACTGGTAATCGACATACGGCCCGATGAAAAAGCCGCTCATGTCTCCGCTGATTCGGTAAAGGCTTTCTTTGCCACTTCGAACATTGGCAGAGATCGTTCGAATAGCTGCCCCACCACAGAGTCCTGAACCAGCAAGCCCTGCGCCGATGCTTGGCGTGCCAGGCGGCAGGTAGAAGGAGACGCGTTGACCAGTTCCGATCTTCGCCGCTTTCCGCCCATCGACATAGACAACGATGTCGCAGCCAGATCCAACCATTCCGGAATCTCTGACAATAGTGATCTTGCCGCTATCCCCGGCTGGCTTGGTTTGAAAAGCGTACAACTCATCTCGCGGTACCGGCTTCGCATCTATTACCGAAATCGCCGTCGAGGCACATCCCGTCTGCATTACCACTGCCATTCCAGCTATAAAAATTCGCATATGCAGTCTCTCCGCTCACCAGAGCGCCCGCTAGTTACGATATCCAAGTGTCGACAACTCTGATCTCGTTTCGCCAATTTTCTTAAACAGGACTCGTGATTCAATAACGTCATCTTGTGACATGGCTCCGGCCAATTGGAGCCCAAAGAGAATTCCGTTCAACTTGGCTATGGCCGAATCAGATGTTGCTCTGGGGCCAAGCATTCCAAACAGATTGATCAGAGCGGTACGAGCATCATTATCAAGCCTTTCTCCCAGTGCCCTGGTGAATACATCTAGCACCGCCTTGATGTCGTCATTGAATTTAACAAGCATGGCGTCTATCGCTTTTTGTCGCCCGATCCTACCGGAGGGAGCCTCTGTGCCCTCTTGGTAAATATCATACTCACCGCCGTCGGGAAAAATTGCTAATAGACCTTGGATGAGGATTTTTCCGTTGAGATGTCTTAAATCCTCCCCCCCTGGAGCACTCGAAAGGTAAAGTTCTCCCTCGTATTTCGGGCCGACCCCTCTTACGCCTATATATCCACCTGTGCCACGCGGTCCAGAGCCGGGGTAAACATATCCATCTATGATTCGAATTTTTTCAAGTAATGGGTTGTCCACTCTGTAGTGCACGCCTAGTTGCATCTTCTTGCGCATCGGCTTTTTTCCTTCGTCCATGGCTGAATCAATGTAAATATTGAGCGAGGGAAAGCTTGAACGAGGAGTCAATTCGAAGCAACTTTTCCGCGCGCGGTCGAGTGTCTTAATATGAATCTGACGCGCTGTGCCCAAGGTCCGCCGTATACAATGACCTCCGATGGCCTGCCATACAGGTGGTGCAGCAGAAACGGCCCGGGGCCGAACGTCGCCGCATCCTCGCAGGGCAGCGACGGATTAGTACCGAGAAAGATCCCAGCGTGGTTCGGGTAAACCGTGCGCCCCACCTCCATCACGATCATGTCGCCGCGCTGCGGTTGGTCGACCCGGTAAAAGCCGGCGGCCTCGTAATTCGCCTCGTACAGGCTGGCGTTGTCCTTGCTCTCCCACCAACCATCGACGCGCTTGAAGGCATCGAACTCCAGCCCCCACTCGCGCTTGTACCAGTCGGCGCAAACCTGCCAGCAGTCCCAGGTACCGTGCACGAATGGCCGTTTCAGCAGCGGCACTTCGCCGGTTGGCATGACCGTTCTCAGATCCCCCTCCGGCCAGCTGAGAATGTGCCACGGCAGCGCGGTCGCCTCGCACATGGCCAGATCGCGCGGTGACGGCCTGCTGGTCGCGTCCGGATGCGAATGGACCACGGCGATCACTTCGCCGATATCCTCGGCCGCAGCGTATTCCTCAGGACCGATCCGAAACTCTTCGTTCGGTTCGGTCGAGACGTTGATGCAGGGGAAGTATTGTTGCTTGCGACCGATCGCCAGCAGCAGCCCGCAACACTCTTTCGGGTACTCGGCCGCCGCGTGCGCCTGGATCGCGTTCAAGATGTGCTTTCGCATGTCAGCTCCGTGCAATCAGGGAAGCGGCCGGGAAGCCACCGAACGGCAGCGGGTTTCCTTCGCCGAAGCGCGGGATGCAGCCCTTGCCCAGCGTTGCATCGCACTCGTCCAACTCGGGGTTATCAGTAACGACACCGTCGTTTGTGACGTAAGGCCCTGTATATCCGCAGTTCGGCCCGCGATAGCCGCCGGTGAGACACCAATGGCAAAGGGTTGTTGCCTGCCGGCCGATTGACTCATTGCCGACGTCGCCCGGGCTGGCCAGCTCCCAACTGACATTCTCCCCGTCCTCGTTCGTTTTCTGGTCGATGTACCAGACCTCGATCGTCTCTTGGGTTGGATCAGCCGTCGGATTGCCGGCCGGGAAATTCGCCGCATCGAGGTAGGTGCCAAGCGTGTGGCGCATCGTCAGCTTAAACTCGAGCAGATCTTCGAAGGCCAGACAGAGCGCAGTGATGCGCCCGTTGAGGTTGCCGACGGAAAGAGTGGGTCGCACCGCCGTACCATCCCCGTTCGCCTCGATGCCTTCGATCTGCATCGGCCAGGCGCTGTACTCATTGCCCTGCCAGTAGATCGCCTTCGCTGGCAGCTGATCGGCATTGTCGCCGGCGGCGATCAACTCGGCCGCCGTGTGCGGAATCGCGTGCCCGTGGAAGCGCAAAACGTCCGCGCCGTATTCCGTGCCGTCCAATTCAAAGAGCAGCACTTCGCTACCAGGTTCAAGCACCTGGATGTCACTGATCAGCGGCATGATTGCCCCTTATGGTTGGAATGCTCGCTCAAACGTGGCGGTGAGTTTGAAGACGCCGCCGCCCATTGGTGTGGGAGCGGGATTTTTGCAGGTGAACAACCCGAGTTCGCCGAGCGGCGTTGTCCAGAGAAACGCTTTTGCCCCGGCGTGCCGGTCAAGGAACGCCATAATCTGCTGCACCTTGGCCTTCTGGCCGGTGCAGGTAACTGGGTAGGAGTCCTCTTTGTTGTTCGGGCCGTCGCCGACGTTTTGCGCGTAGCCGTTTCCGAACTTCGAGGTGCGCACCCGATAGGTGATATCGGGTGTTTCCCCGCGCTCGGTTGGCCAGGTGAATTTCTCGATGGCCATCAGGCCCTCCCATTTGCATTTCGGAAGCTGGTACCGCCCGCGCGCCAGGAGTCAGCGACCGCTTTCTCGGCCACGGCCTGCATTTGCGACTGTAGGTTTTTGGAAAGCGCTTGTTGGTCGATCTGCATGCCTTCAGAGCTGCGATCCTCGGTCACCACCGTGACCGGCGCGCTGATGCTGATTGCAGTCCCGGAACCACCGCCAGCCGCGAGAACGCCCAGTTTGCCGCTGGAAGTCCGGGTCAGCGGCATGATCGCCTCCGGCCCCGCCTCACCCATGACGCCCGCCCGGCCGCAGGCCATGCCGAACGCGGTCGGCGCGCTGACGATGCTGTTGGTGAAGGCGCCGCCGTTGGCGAACATCTGCACACCCGACGACCAGGCACCACCGAGCGCCTGCGGGAAGTAGGTGCTGGAGTAACCTGCCGAGGACGCGCCGAGGTTCGAAGACGTTGCACCTGCAGATCCAGCCGCCAGCCCATTTCCGCCACCACCGCCAGTGAAGTAACTGGTGGCAGCACCGACGAGGCTGCTCAGCAACGCAGAACTGGCCTGACGGGTCGCGATCCGCGCCATATCCGCCAGAATCGACTTGGTGAAGTCAGCAAACGACAGCTTCCCGGTCATGGCAAAGTTGACGACCGCGTCTTCCATCGAACTGAAGGCGTTGCCGAACAGGGTCTTCGTCTGGCCAGCAATATTGCTCGCCGAATCCAGGTAGTTGGCCCAGGCCGACGTTGCGCCTTTGGTCCAGTCACCCTGCGCCGCCTCCACGTCCGCGTAGTTCTGGCGGATTTGATCGGTGGCAGCTTTGTTCGCATCGGCGAGGGCCTGCGACTTCCGAGCGAACTCCTCCTCCGACATGTTCCGCGACGGATCGGACTTCTGGTTTGCCAGTTCCAGTGATTGCTGAGCGAACCGATCCTGCTGGCTATTCAGCTCATTGTTGAGCGCGTTCTGGCGATCGCCTTGTCCGACGCCAAGCACGGCGCGCTGCCCCGCCAGTTCCAACGCTCGCTGCTGCTGAGCCAAGGCCTGAACGTAGGTCGTTATCGCACGCTCTTGTCGGGCGAGGCGGCCGGTCTCGTTTGTGGCCAAAACCTCGAGCTGGCTGTCCGCATCTTTCTGCGCTTTGACCATGCCGGCGCGCGCATCGGCGATCTTCTGGTCAAGCTGGATGCTTTGGGCGGCAGAGGTGGTCTTTTTCGCCTTCGCGGCTTCCAGAGCAGCAATCTCCGCGTCGTAGGCCGCGGTCACCTCGTCGCGCTCGTTACCGATCAGCGCTTCGCGTTTCAGGGCATAGTCGGCTTGAGAAACGAGTCCAGCCTTCTGCGCGGCGTCCAGTTCCTTCTGGGCGTTTTTATACTCTTCACTGATGGCTGCCAGGTTGTTCTTGGCGTTGTCGAATCCAGTCAGATCGACTTGTGAACCGGCCGCTTTCGAATCCTTGAACTGGTCGTTGATGTTCGCCAGGTTCTTATCGATCGCGGCCTGATTCAGGCGCGGGTCATTGGGGGCTACCTTTCGGATGTCTTCGAGCTGCCGCTTGTACTCCTTGATCGCGTCGGTACGTTTCTGCTCATTCGTCCACGCTGACTTGGTGAGAGCGTCGACCTTCGCCATTGAGGAGACGGCATCGCCCTGAGCTTTCGCCTGCTCTCCTTGCCATTTGGCGATATCCGCTTCAGCAGCTTTCTGGTCCTCCAGCATGTTGAGACGATTCTGGTAGAGATCAATCATCTCCTGCTTGTTCTGGAACAGGCCGACATTGCCTGCCTGAGCGCCGGCCAAGTCGCGACGAGCCTGCTCAATGTCTGCGCCGATATCGGGACGGCCGATGTTCTTCAGCCCATCAGCGGCACGCGCTACAGCGTTGTAGCCCTTCTCCCAGAAGCTCAGGTTCTCCAGAATTCTCGGAGTTCGCTCGTTGATCGCGTCAGCAAACGACTCGGTAGCCAGCTTCACAGCACCAGCATGATCGCCCTGTTTCTCCAGTGCGGTGATCTGCGAGTAAACCGAAGCAGTAAGGTAGTGATACTGCTCATTCAGCGCGGCAGACGCCTTCACCGGATCGTCTGCGAGCTTGGAGAACTCGGCGACAGTCTCGCTAACGGCCTTGCCAGTTGCTTCCTGCATCGAGACAGCGGCTTGAGTGATGCCGGTGAAACTCTCGCCTGCGATCTTGCCGTTGCCCGCCAGCAGCGCCAGTACCTCGGCGGCTTGGCCGGTGGTGCCAACTGTGGCGCTAACCTGGCGCGCCATGTCGCCAAGCTGGCCTGCGCTGACACCAGCATAGTTACCCGTCAGGATCAGCGATTTGTTGTAGCTGTCCTGCTCCTCACTGCCCTTGTAGTAAGAGTACGCAAGCACTCCAACGGCTGCGGCGGCTAGAGCCAGCGGACCAAGCATCGTCAGCAATCGGGCGGCAGATATCTCAGCACCAGCTCCGAGCTGTGTGACCGCTCGAACGCCGCTACCCCAGTCACCCGAAGACAGTGCATTCCCCAGTTGCACGACGTTTTCCTGCGCTTGGCGAGTGCCGAGGCGCAGCTTGTCGAAGCCGGTGGTGGTTTTGTTGAGTTTGTCGTAGTCCTTATCGATCTTGCTTAGGGCGGTGTTGTACTCGTCCTGACTAATTCGGCCGGCGTCCAGATGCTTGCCTAATTGCTCGACCTGCGTATCCAGCTTCGCCAGCGCGGAGCGGGCGGGATCGATGGCGCCCAGCAGGCTATTCAGCGCCTTCTGCTCATCCATGGTCGACTTGGCCAGCGCTACCTGTTGCTTGTCGAGCTGCGCAGATATCTTCGCGGCCTCAGCCTCGCCATAGGCGCCGGTCTTGGTCAGCTTCGCCAATGCATCGCGCTGTTTGGCAAGGTCCTGTGTGGTCTTGGCGTTGGTAGAAAGCGACTTCTCCAGCGCCTGCATTTCGTTCATCAGCGAAACGGCGGACTGCTCGGCCCGGCCGCCTGCTTTCGCCATTTCATCTAGGCTCGTTTTGGCCTCGATCGCATCGGCCGAGTCGATCTTGACGCCGAGCTCTGCAATGTTCATCGACTCACCTTGAATAAGTGCCCGTGATTACGGGCTGTTTTCCCTTTCCTCCGCCATCACGCGCAGGGCTTCGCCTTCCAGCACCTGCAGGTCAGGAAAGATTTCAGCGAGTTTCTTTTTCTTGATGCCGAGGAATTCGGCGACGTCGCGAATGCAGTTGTAATCGAGACCGATCGGGCCACCGGTGCCGACCCGCCACTGCGTGGACATTCGATTGAACAGGAGAAAGGCCGGCCAGTTGCATGGCCAGACCTCTACATCGTCACCGGACAAATCGGCAGCCGTCAGCCCGAGGATTGCCAACTGCTCAGCAGATGGTCCGCTTTCGTACAACGCCGCGGCGGCCGCCCTCAGTTTCCCAAGCGGGCCTGATTGAACGCGCTCTGATAGGCATTCACTACCGCTTCAGCGGTGCCCTGACAGGACTTAACAAGGGCGAGGATGCTCTTGTCGTCGAACTTGTCATCAAAACCCCAGCCTGCGACCAAATCCTTGATCTGCTGCACCTGATACTCGGTTTCGGCAGCAACCACATCCGACAATGTGGTGCCTTCCCCGAATCCCTCGCGCATTTCTTTCGCCTTCAGGTTCCATTCATCGAAAAGCGCGGCGAGTGCCGAACGATCGCGATACTTGAAGGTGAACTCGATTGCCTCGGGCTCACACCCAACGATTGGAATGTGCACGATGGCTTTGAACGTAGGGTTCTGAGCGATCCTGATCTTTGCCATGAGAAGTCCTTATGCTCCGGCCAGGTAACGGAGCGAACGAGCAGACAGCCCGATGCTGATGGTGCGCGTCATGACGTTGTTGCGCTCCATCGTTGGATCGGGGGTGATGCTCACATAACCCGGATAGAGGATCTGATCGCCGTTGCGCAACTTCATGCGCACGACGGCCAGTTCTTTGGTGTCATCGAAGCCCTCGACTGTCTCGACGTATTGAGCGGTCGGCTGATCCTCCACCACGATAGTGATCGTGGTCGGGTTGCGGTTGGTTGGGAACTGCTTGTCGTCGTCATCTTCCAGGTAGCCGACAGTTTGGTATTGCTGCTCGCCGCCGGAGGATGTGAAAGAAGTGACCTTCGAGATCTGCGTCCATCCGGACACCGGGATCACTGAACCAGAACCTGCACCGGCAGTGAATTTGTCGGTGTTGGTGGTATTGAGACCAGCCAATGCAAAAGCATCGGCGGTGACGCCGGACGCCTTTACTGCGCGGTCATTGATCAGCGCCCAACCGGAGTTGATCAGCAAAACGTCGCCGTTTTCAATGTCGTGCCCTACTGAGGCACCGACCGGCGGTTTCGCATTGGTCAATGCAGTGAAAGCGACGGCGGATCCCATAACGCTGGCGATCTCCAGCACAGCGCCGTTCGGCAGCGGAAAGCGTGCGGCCATGGTGTGTTTCCTCTTGAATGCCCGCCTGACGGCGGTAGGTTATGCCCCAGCGGGCGGTTGGTCTGCGACACCTGCGTAGGTGAAGCTGGCCGGGACCGTGTAGGTCGCCGACTCTGTGATGGTTGGCCCCTGATCTACTGGTTCCGTGATGAGGCCATTGAACCCGTTGCGGGCCAGTGGCGTGTCTACACGAAAGAGTCGTGTCAGCTCTTCAACAAGCGTCTCTGCGGTGGCCATGGCCTGGGCAGACGGACAAACAATGCTGATCTGATAGACGCCGGCGTACTCGTAGGCGTCCCCACCGAGATAACGGCAGGTGGTGCTGGCTGGTAGCTGAAAGGCCCGCAGATAGGTTTCAGATGGATTTGGCGTGAAAGGCTGATTTGAGTAGGCCACTCGTATTGGACGCGCAGCCGACCATGCGGCCAGCTTCGTTTCGATGGCCTGACGGGCGCGTGCGTGACTCATACCTGATTGTTCCTGATGGCCTCCTGCACGATCTGCTGGAAGCGGGCCACGGTTACCCGAACCATGCCGCCGGGGGCCTGAGTGGAATGGCCGAACTCCAGAGGAATCGCGTAGGGCAAGTTGTTAATGATGTAGGCCATCTGGCCGGCGGTGAAGTCGCTCATTGCCGCGACCAGCGCGGCGGTAGTTTCGGCGCCGCTCGGGTCAACCTCGTCGAAGGTGACGCTTTCGACCACACCGAGGGAAATGTGCCAGTTCGCGCGGAACCGGCCGCCGACGTAGCCTTCAGGCGCCTTGATGTCCATGACGTCGTTGAGCTTGCGGCCCTTCTTCAGTCTGCCGCCCTTCGTGAGGTTGGCCGGGTCACTGCGCAAAGCGCTGTTGTGGTCGTCGACGGCCTTGTTGTACTCGGTCGCAATCGCGTTCTGCGCCCAGATCTCCGGGTTACCGACGGGAGACATGCGGATCAGGCTGCTGCCGACCTCGATTATGATCTCGCGCACACTCGCGTCGATAGCTTCGCTGGTCTGGGCCGCAAACTCGGCGAGACTCAGCGCGAAGCTGCCGGATTGACCGGCGCCCGCCCGGCTCATGACCTAACCTGCAATTCGTAGAGAATCGGCGTGCCGGCCGGGTTGATTTCTTTCAAGGGAGGAACGATTGACCAGGTACGACCTTGAACAACGACCTTGCTCAGTAACTCAGGCACCCACTCCAGCCCCTGCGCGGCGATCTTGAGCTTCTTGTCGCCCTGCTTGATGAGGCTGTTGTTCTGGAACTCCTGACCGGTGAAGTCGAGCAGGATGCCTTGGGCGGCCTGTTCAATGGTGGCGCCCGGCGTGTCGCCACCGGTCTCAGGGTCGTATTCGCCCGGAGCCGTCTTGCTGATGGTCACGGGCTGGCCGAACTCTGTGATCATCTCCAGAGCCATCACGGCCATTTCGTCGTAAAAGGCCATGGTGGCTCCAGATCTCGAAGTAAAAGCCTCGGCTTCAGTAACTTACATGCGTAGAGGTTGTGAACTTGCTGAGCGCTTTTTTTCTGGAAATGCTTTTCGCCGCTCATCAAGCATCATATTCGCGAAGTCAGCCGCTACAAGTGCTGGGTTACCTGTGCTTCCACCTTTGATGATCAGTGCATTAAGCGCCGCGCTTGCATATGAATCCCAAGCGTCCTTTTCATCCTGATCTGAATTCTTTGAATTAACTCGATGCTCTGCAGACATGACGAACTCCTTATCAATGAAAGTCCTAGCCTACGCTTGATCAAGCGCGAACGGCGAACAGACCACGTCGTGACAGATAATCCGCAAACTGCGTGGCGCTCGGTCGATCCGGCGCCGCCGGCAGTAGTCGGCCGCTGGTGTTTGGGATAGTCGCGTACTCGCGCGTCACCGCACCTTCGACTCGCTCCAGCGTTACCGCGCCTTTGCGTTTCTCGATCGGATCGACGTCGTCGGTATGGATCTCGGCCGCCAGCGCCATCTGGCCGTACTGGATCCGCGCAGGTAGGTAGTTGTCGCGCTTGAATTCGTAATCAAGCTCGACACCGCGGCGCGGCCAGGACAGGGCCTGCTCGCTGTTGGACTTTCGCCCTTTCCACGTCATGCCATCCATTGCCAGCGCGGCTCGGCGCAACAGGGCTTCCTGTGCTGGCACATCTGCGGGGATGACCACGCCGAACTTCACGGCGTACATGGCTAGGTCTTCGGCAGATGCGTAGCTCTCGGCGTCAGGCTTGCCGGTACCGTCCTCGATGATGAGAGTCATGAATCAGCTCGCTGTGGTGTTCTGGAACGGGTACCGCGTTGCCGGGCACCCGGGTTATTACGCCTGCTGCAGGTCAGCAACTGCCTTTTCCAGCGATTCTACCGAGGCATTCGCCCGATACGTCACGTTGGCGTCGTCGAGTTGCGCTTTGAGGCTCGCGATCTTCTCGGCATTGTCGACCGGTTCCGCTGCCGCCTTCAGGCGTTCGACTTCAGCACGGAGAGATTCAACCTCGCGAGCCAGGTTGTCACGTTCACCCGCAAGGGTTTCGAAACGCTCATGAACGGCTTTCAGCGTACCGAACAGACGGATCGGCAGTTCGCCCGCGCCCGGATGTTCCAGCTCCGATTGCCCCTCGGCGGCTTCGATCAGTCGCAGGATGCCGTCGCGCTCGGCGCGCAGCGTGGCATTGTCCTGCTCAAGGCTGGCAATGACCGCAGCGCCACCTAAATCAACCGGCTCGCTGATCAAAGGGTTCGTCACCGAGACCTCAACGCCAAGCGCCTCATAAGCGTCGACCACCTTCGGCCAATCGCCAATCACAACTGCGTGTGTCACACCCGTCTCAGGCCGATCAAAGTGTGCTGGATTGCGGTACCGCTTTTCCGGATCGAAATCCGAATTCTGAGTGGAGTAAACCAGTTCCATAAAAGTCTCCGTAGCGGCCACAACTGGCCGCTGTCAGGGCCAGTATCAGCCGCCGGCTGGTGGCGTGGTGCCCAGAGTGATCAGCACACCGGCAGTCACCTTGTTGCTGTTGGAATGCTTGACCCAGTTCGCAGCCGAACCCACAGCGGCGAGCGTAGGGTTCGCACCGCCAGCCGTTTCCTTCCAGCTATAGCCGAGAACATCTATGTTGACGGTGCCTTCAGCGCGGTAGCCGATACCCAGGTTCTCCTCATCGTTCACCGCATACGAACGGAAGCCGGGCGCCTGAGATTCAGTGATCACCACAGCGTTCGGCAGCAGGCCGAAGATCACATCAGCCGGCGCGGTGTCGGTGACCAGCACCGGCTTGCCGAGAGTGCCTGGCAAGCCGCCGTAGATGACGACACCCGCCTCTTCGTAGACCTTGTTCGCGATCGCCTCGTCGACAATGTCGAAGTAAGCACTGGAGTGCATGACCCACAGCGCGATGCGGCCGAACTTGTCACCGAACTTGCGCATGCCGCGGGTCAGTGTCTTCTTACCGTCGGTTTCAATGTTGGCCGAAACCACCATGTCAGCGTTGGAGCTGATCGAAGCGCGCAGTGCAGCAGTCGCGTACTGGATAAAACCTTCCAGAGTGGCGTCAGCAACGTCGGCGCCGATGATCTGGGAGAACTCGTCGACCGGACGGCCGCGGCGCTTGAAAGCTTCTTCGGTGGTCTGGTATGGGCCGTACTTCCACGGCGCCTTGACGCCGACGGCCTCACCGGCGCCGATCTTCTTCGCGGTCACTTTACCGGTGGAGTTGACGTCGCGATGCTCCAGCGAGCCGCCGATCTTGTAGAACGAGCGCTTGCGGAAATCGCCTTCGATCAGCTCGTTGTCGAGCACGATCGCGCCGTTGGACGATGCGTTGAACACATCGAGGTTGTCCTGGACACGCTCCAGGTATGCGGTTTGCGCCTCATCGTTGTAGATGATCAGGTCGCTGTTAACAGTCGTTGCCATGGGTGAATCCCCTTACTTGGGCAATTGCAGGTATGCGGTTTGGCCGTGCTTGCGCTGGTAATCGCGCTTTTGCTCGGCAGTCATTTCGGAGCGCTTGAATGCAGCCTGGCCGCCACCCCCGCCCGGGGCTTGTGTACCTGAGGCCCTTGGCCACAGATGAGGTGCGCTTTCGCGCAGAGATTCCGCCCATTCGAGCGGGGTCAGAGGGGTCTTGCCGTCTTTGCCGAGGATGACCTGGCCGGATTCATCAACGGCGACCGCTTCGCCCTCTTCGTTCAGCGAGAACACGCCTTTGGCGCGCAGGATGATGTCGTCGGTTGCTTCCGGCAGTGCGCCGGCTTTCAATGCTGCACCACGTACCGTATCGCCCAGGACTTTGCCTTGGAACTTGGCGGCGAATGCTTCAGCCTTTTCAGCCCGTGCGGTGACGGTCTTCAACTGCTTGTCGTAGTCGCCACGCAGGCGTTCAGTGCGGCGGTTGAATACCTCGTCCACCTTTCCCTCTGTCAGCAGCTTGGTTTCTTCGTCTTGGCCGGCCCGGCTGAGCAAGCCTTTGACGGCGTCAATGTCGATGCCTTCAAACTGAGTTTCGAACTGGGTCAGCTTGCCGGTGGTTTCCTTCAGCTTGCCCAGCAGCTCAGAGTTTTTGGTTTTAAGACCAGAAACAGAGGTTTCAACGGCAGTCGCGATAGCGGCCTTGATTGCCGGATTGTCCAGGTCGATTTCGTTTTCTTCTGCCACGTTGATGCACCCCTTGGGTATGTGTTGCCCGCTTTGCAGGCATAAAAAAACCCGCCGAAGCGGGTTAGATTCATGATCGTCAAATGTATAAGTCGAATCGATTCAGAAGGATGTTATCCATCTCTCTCAAGCTTAATGGTCGCTCCAGATAATCTTCGAAAAGCTGGCGAGCCCGAAGGAAGTGATCCACGTAAACCCTGTAGTTTTTAGATTGCCCTGCAGTTGTATGTGCGAAAACCCAATCGTGCTCATCTGCCACCCATTTCAAAGCCGTTCGAGCTCTAGAGTCCATCATCGGAAACAGCTTTGGGCGATGAAAATGGAGATATTTTGAAGAGAAACTGCTGCAATCTTTTTCAGTTATTTTGGTGACTGCATCGCATAGAAAAGCATGGGCCTTTACAACGTCGCCGATCAACATCGGCGTGAGTTCCTGATCCTCATCCAGCATATCGAGCAACTCTCCGACCATCGAATCGGCAATGGTCTGCCCCAATAGGTCGTAGAAATTAGCTGTACCAGTGACGGGGTCAACTTCGCTTGGTGTGCGCCGCTCGGCAGATGCAGAGAGGCTTCGTCCAATGATCAATGCCTTAGATGCGATCTGAGCCTTGTCAGTATTGCTCGGGTTATCTTTCACAAACTGATAAAGCATTCGGTTAGCAGGGATGAAAATCCCACAACCTTCATCAGTGCCGATGATCTCACTGGTCAAATACGGAATGTCTGGCTTGGTAAGGTGCATGTGTAACTCCCTGTCTATGTCAAAGACACCTTAACGAAGCCAATCGCTATTTCAAGCCAAACCCGCCCTTTCAAATGCCAAGGGCTCCAAGCCTTTCATCTGCAACAAAGTCAGCGGAGCGAAGTTCCGATCGAGTTGCAGCTCCGCGAAACGCTCGACGCTCAGCCCGCCCTCGCGGAACAGCTTTGCCCGCACCGGCCCGATCGCCACATCCTGAAACGACGCCGGCTGCTGCTGTAGCCAGTGGTAATAATCGAGGCTCGCACTGACCTGCCCTGCCCCATCTGCGCCCACCGACGCTCGGGTAGCGCCCTTGGCGAACATCTCGCTGAGCTTGGTCAGCAAGATAAACGTGGTGCGGCAATTCGGGTGAAAAGGTGGCCGCGGGCCTGAGTCGACCGGAAACCGTCGCTTATCCATCGACCGACACTGCTGGCTGGTCTTGCTGTCCAACGTGGCGACCATCTCCACTCCGGACACGATGTCAGTGTTGGCCTTTGCCACCTCCATGCGCGCCTGAGACGACACATGTTGAATCGCGGTGTGCACCACCGTGCTGGCATTGCGGTTGGTGGTAGCGAGGATTCCATCTTTGTAGCCCGCCGCCTTGGTGCCGCGAATGTTGCGGATGATTTGGAAGTTCGTTTGCCCTTCGAAGAATCCCTGCCGGATCGTACCGGTGACGCGATCGCGCTCAGCACTTGTCCATCCCTTAATGAACGACTTGAGCAGCTTGCCGCCGCCGGTGCCGCGCACACTGAGAGGATTGGTGAGCACCGCTGTGCGGATGGCTGCCGCCGTCGGCGCCACCACATCCAACGAGACACCAACCGGCGCTGACCGGACCAGGCTCGACGCTTCAAACTCAGCCTCGTAATTGGCGATGTCGATTAGGTCGAGGTTTAGCTGCGCGCTGTAGCGGTCGAAGATGCCCAGCAGCAGACTGTCGACCTCCTTCAGCAGCGCCTCAAGACGCTTCACGTTGTAATCGGTCAGATCTGACTGCGTGAGCCTGTCGCGAATAGAGCGGTCGATCTCCTTCAGGAAGGGGGCGAACTTGCCGACCTCGCCAGCCTTCAGCTTTTCGAGGAAGACCGCGTGCCGAATCGTGGCGTCAAGGATTGCTTGGTTTGCCGCCATCTAGTTTGTCCTCATCATCCAGACCCAGGCCATCGCCCTGCTCCGCCAGCTCACCGTCAATTTGCTGGTCTGTGCGCTCAGGCGCGATCAGGCCCAACTTGCGCAGGTACGCCCGAAGATCCGCCTTGGCGAATCCACCGTTCTGCCAGAGGCCGACCAGTGCGGTGATCATTTGCGGATCAGCCGTCAGTTCCACGAATTCCTGGTTGATCTGGTAGGCGACCTTTGCGTCGTCAACCCCCATGTAGGTGCAGCACCACATGATCGCGCGGGTATAGGCCTCGCTGACGTTGGCCACGCAGCCGGCGAGCACCGACGTCGATGCAGATTGATCACCACGTGCTTCGGTCGCCGTCTTGGACGACAGAGAGGCTACGACCATGCGGGCGCCCAGCTCGATCATCATCTGGTTCTTGTCAGCCATGGCCTCCTTCACCAACGTGTTCGGCAGTGGCTGGGCATAACCGAAGGCGCCACCTGTTGGCAGCATCATCGGGGCGCGGGAGCCGACGTAAACGCCGTTCTTCTCCATCCAGTCGCGCCACTGCTCATCCAGACCGGAAATCCAAGGCTGGGCTTGGCCGCACCAGAAGACGCTGTCTTCATAGTCAGCGCTGTTCCGGTAGTGGCCCAGGTTGATCATTGCAATGTCGTATAGCGGTGACTCGTCAATGCTTGGGTCATTGTTCTGTGCGCCTACGAAGGTGAACGGGATCTCCTTCAGGCGGCCGGCGGCGCCGGTGGGTTTGAATTCCTGCACAACGGCCAGCGGCCCGCCACCTTTCGGCCCAGATCGGCGCCAAACGCGGCAGACAAAGCCATCATCCTCGAGCGCCAATTCCCGATATTGCTCTACCACCTTGAAACCGAAGCCGTCTTCGATCTCCGGCGACTCGCGCAGCACAACCAAGGTCAGCACGCTGTGACCGTTCACCATGCCCGTGCGCCAGTTGATGATGTCTTCGGCGCAGTACGAGAGGATCACCGAGTGCCCGCCAGCGCCGGCGTCTTGGTGATAGTCGACGTACAAACCGTGGCGCCCAGCCTCAAGCACTTTTTCAAGTGTGCCCTGTGAGTGCTGATAAATGCTCACCCCGGATCCGTTGGCGTTGTCCTGCAGGTATTCCATCTTCTTGGCGACGGTCAGCGTCGGGTCTTTGTGAAACGCCAAACCGAGCAAACCATTGCGCGTGTGACCGGTGGCGTTCTTGAACACCGCCCGTTCGCGATAGGCCTTGTTTCGATCTACGTTCTCCGGCGACTTGTCGTGAGCATTGATGTACGGCAGTCGGTCAACAACCCTGTGCTGACCGGCGCAAACATCGCGCACGGTTGCCCAGCGATCCAGCACTTCGATGTAGTCCGCCCGCTTGAAGGAGACGTCGTTGCTCATCGGGCGTATCCCATTTTGATAGCAGTGACCGGTTTGATGATCGGGTACTCGCGGTGAATGAAGTAACCGCCGCCGTCGTTGGCGTGGTCGTTTCCTTGGCTCTTGTCCGGCTCGCCGTTCGGCGCCCAGATCTGCTGTTCCAGGCCATCGGCGTAGGTCGGGCATGTAAACGGGTTGACCAGGTAACGCCGCTCGCCCTGTGCATTGCAGAACATGGCGTTCATGGCGTTGATCCGATCCTTGACCGGCGGGTTGGCCGCCGGCGCGATGACTGTGAAGCCCGCCTGCTTGAGCATGGCGATATCGGTGAGGCTCGCATTGACCGACTTACGCGAATCACCGGAGGCGTCCGGGTAGATCCGAATCTCGCAGGTTTTCTTGTAGTCGTTGCCGGTGTGTTGCCAGTACCGTTCTTTGAGGCGGCGGATCATGTCCGGCGTGTCATAGCCATCCATTAACTCGTCCACGGCGCGCGGCAGGCCCTGATCACGTTTGACGTGGGTAATCGCGGCCATCTTCCCGACGTTGAAGTCCATGCCGATGAACAACGGCTCACCGGGCTGCACAGTGTCGAAGCACTGGTTCAACTTGCGGTCGTAAGCGTGGTAGATCGATCCGGACGTCAGGTTGACGAACTGGCCGTTCAGGTACGCGCGAATCAATTGCTCAGGGTATGACTCCATCAGCGATGCGATGTAGTCATCCGGCAGGTTCAGCTCGTTGTCGAAGGTGCTGGCCTGAATCAGTCCATACATTTCCTTCAGCGCCGGCTTGTCGCGCAGCTGCTTGACGAACTGGAGAAAGACGAACTTGAAGCCTTCCGGCGTCGTGGTCACGTCCACGCCGTTTTTAAGCCCGGGCAGGTTGTAACGCATCCGAGCAATGATCTTGCGCCAGGCTTGCTGAGCCTTGATCGACGTCAGCACGTCCAGTTCATCGACCAGAGCGTGACCGATCTTGAAGCCGACGATTGTTTGCGGCTTCTCCATCGACCGGCAAATCACAGTACCGCGATACTGCCGGCCGCTGTAGATATGAACCTCATGGTTCGCCTGATTGATCTTGGTCTTTAGGCCCCAGTCGTAAGCCACCTCCTCCATCGTGGGATAGAAGATGTCGCGGATCTGCGGGTATGTCGGCGCGAAGTACCCAGCGTTGACGCCGGGCCACTCCATGAAATGCTTGCTCAGCGCCGAGCATCCGACCCAGGTCTTCCCGGAACCGAATCCAGCAACGAATGCGCGAAACTTGTGGGGCAACAGGAGGAACTGCGACTGCGGAACATTAAGGCTCGGCATTCGGCTTCCTCGCATCCACTACGTCGACCTGGATGCGCGTCGGGATTGCCGGTTCATCGTCGGGCTCGTCCTTCCGGTTGCGGTTGACGTAGACGTCGCCGACTTCCTTGGCGGCCTGCTCGAGGATCTGCATGGCGAGTCCGATGTTCTTCATCGTCTCGGCCCGTTCGACAAACCGATTCATGGCGCGGAGCCGGAACGCTCGGTTGGCGATTGGGATCTCAGCCGTCTCTTCGCGGAAGCGCTTGCGGGTATCTTCAAACACCGCCTTCCACTTCACGCCAAGATCACGGCCAGCGTGTTTCGTTGGGTCGTACTGCTCGCACTGCTGGCGAGACACCTCGACGCCGAATGTTTCCTTGACCGCCTGCACTACCTGAGTCGGCGTATCAAAGCAGGCCAACGCCTGCACAATGAAGCGCTTCACCTCATCTTTCAGGGCTGCCATATGGGTTTATTCCGTCAAGGTCCTGTCAAGGATCAGGCCGACTTGAGCAGACAGGTTCCGCAGGCCCTCGATATGTTCATTTTTCCTACCTCAGCAGGATTGTTTGCAGCGTCCACCAGCTCTTGCACTTGAGGACTTGCCCCATAGCGACGCACCACACCGACGAACTCTTCAACGTCGTGTCCGCGCATCTCGAGCTTGGGTAAGCCTTCTTGTGTGAACGCTGGTTGACCGTACCTATCGGTCGCCTGGGCTATGTGATACAGCTCATGTTCGACCAGCGCACAGAACTCAGCGTCAGAACACTGGGCGCAGTAGTCGGCAGCCAAGGTGATGATGAAGTCCGGCACATCGCCGAACCATTCACGCATCTGCTGTTCCATCCGGGCCTTCTGCCAACCTCCAGCGCGGAACGCGACCTGCTCGGCCTGGCCGACGACTGTGCGCCCCTTCTTCGTGAAGGCAGCAGACGCCCACATCACACGAATGTCCGCATCGATCAGATGGTCGTGCTCTTCGTTGTGAATGCTTCCGGTATCGGCGAGGATCTCAGCGTGGAGCCAATCCCAGACATCTGTAGCGGGTTCAAGCGATATTTCAATTGAGCTGATCTTAGATGGCGCAAGAATAGATGCAGGTGGTTGTGGCCTGTTCATGGTTCTCCAGCCACTGATAGAATGTTGAATTAGGTCACTCTATTGACAGCATCCGCTGCTTATAAGTGAGACATTGAAATTCAGAATATCTAGGTAGATAAACGTTCATGAAATGGAGTCGTTCCGCAACAAGGCTAATCGCTGCCGTATCGGTCATTGGCGGTATCATAGGGCTTTTTCTCAACGGCCCATTTTTAGACGAAATCCGATTAAACATCTTGAGAACAACGAAATACTTTTACAATTCAGATTACACGATCGACGGCAAGACACTTCTTATTATATGGTCAACGTATGCGCTTTGCCTTGCCGGCTTCTGTTTTTTGTGGTTCCGCTACCAAAAAAGAACCGCGGCTCTGGATGTCGCAATAAAGAAACTGACCGGGCAAGACCTATCACCTGCGCACTTAGAAATGCTATTTAATATGTCAACCAACAATGGATTAATGTTATTCGACCCTTTCCCTTCGCCTAAAACATTTATCCTCCAGCAACTCATAAGCTGGGGTTATGCGTATACCCCAGTGCATCCAATTTTTGCACAGAAGACAATACTCACTGATAAGGGTTATATGGTCCTGTATGCCCATGAAGTAGCCAAGTCAGCTAAATTGTGACCACGCATTCCTAGATTCTGATCAGTTTACAATTACTCAACCTTCCTACTTGGCAACTTGAAGTCAGTCACCCGATCCGCGATGTTGCGGATCTTCTCCACTCCAAGGAAACCCACCCAACCGCCGGCGAATGTCGCCATGCTCTGCGGCAGACCGAAGAAGTCTAGGCCGCTGATGATGGTCAATGTGAGGCCGCCGCAAATGGCGCCCTCCACCAGCATCTGGCGACGAGTGCCGCCACCGTAAGTGATCCTCAAGACGGCCATCGCGCAGGACAGTGCAGCCGCATAGAGGATCGGCGAATGCTGGCCCAACCACGCAAGCGCTATCGCCCATGTGTCTGGTTTGTCTGGCATGTTTGGCATCTCGGTTCCTCCCGGTCAGGGAGTGGTGGTCAATGGGCAGGAGTTCACCTGCATATTTGATCCGGCTCCAACTGCACTCACGATTTAGGCGATGGCGTGGCAGAGCCGAAAACGAAAAAGCCCCTGCGAATGCAGAGACTTAGATAAGAAGAGTAAAACAGTTAATTACCGAATTTAAACTTTATCGGCTTTAATGGATTTATAGGTTTACCACCATTTACATTGGGCGGGGGGAGTTCACATGTAGGATCTTCAGCGCCGCACTCAGGCAATTTTTTCGCCGCCTCTTTTGCAAGATCCTCTGTTTCTAAGGGGCCGATTCTTATCTTCCCCTTGCAATAAACAAACCATCCCGTACCAACACCATAACCATTCAACGGACCACTATTTTCAAAGCAAGCATCACTTGTTTTTGCCCATTTCTCGGCGGCATTTTTAGTAGCGAATGCAGTACCTTTCTTGCCACACCGAAGGAACCATCGTTCAACAATATTAAAGCCGTTAAAAGTACTCATAGTAAGCTCCATCTATCTAGAGCACCAAAATATAACATGCCCTCCCCAACAAGAATATCCGCGAATGCATCTAGGGCCATTTAATGGGGAGCAGTGAACGATTCGTCGACCCTTGAATTATCAGGCGCAGCCAAGGAGCAGCTTGAAACCATACTGCGAGGGCTGCCGGCGTTGATTCAGTACGTCGCACTCTCCGGCTATCGACGTCCAAGTCTTCCCGAGGGCTGCCCTGGATATAGGAAAATTCGAAGCATAAAAAACCCGCATTAAGCGGGTTGATTTTCAGTTTTTCTTTTCGGAGGCTTTGGCTTCTGCCATCGCCTGATATTGCTTTCGTCTGTTAGCTATGAGGGCATCTGCTTCAGCCTCATACTTTAGCTCGCCAATGAGCACCATGCCGTCGAATACGTTGTATCGCGGTATCCCACGACCTGGGCAGAGTACTTTTCTCAGCTTGTCCACAGTTCACCCCTGTTACAAAGGGAAGAATGCTACCAGAAATGAAAAATCCGGCGCAGTGGCCGGACTTAAAGGAAACCCGGCATTAGGCGGGATTCTAAATAAACAAAGTGGTTAGCCGTGGGCCATGAAAGGATTGTCCAAAAGCACAGGGCGCTTGCTGACACTATCAAGATAGTCATAACCAGCCCAAGTGATTCGCACAACCTTGACCAGGTCGTCATCGCTCATTTCAACGTAGCCTACGTCCGCAAGCAGACGAATGTGGCCGTTAACCAAGTAAAGCGGCCACTCCTCAGCCTTCTCAACCGATAGGTTTTGAAACAACTCCAAGGCTGAGATATTCAGATCCCACTCAGCCGTGGCTTTCACACAGTAGTGAACAATTGACGCGAGCAAATCCGGGCTTCGTTCCATTTTTTCCTCATAAGCGCTGGATGCGCGCTCGGATGATATCTGAAGCCAACCCACAAACAAAAAACCCGGCGCTCGGCCGGGCTTGAATGCCTATGTGCGTTGCGCGTTACTTATGCACTATGAGGAAAATACGCTCGAAACGCCGTCATGTCAAGATGATTATGCCGCCTCTTGATCTTTTTCCGCGTGAATAACCTGCCATAGCGGTTGCTGCGCCTGAATATCCACTTCCTGAATGACTTCTTTCAGGGATCCCCACAATCCCAACCAGTCACGCGTCCAGTTTTTCGGATCGATTGTCACACCGAAGAAGGCATCCATCTCAGCCGCCACCCGCGCGGGCCCCCACTCCGCCGCGCCCTGCACCTCCCCCTTGTACGACTGCAGGGCCAGAGTGACCAAGTACTGCGCCTTGACGCGCTTGGCCGAAGTCAAGTCGGGCAATCCCGCCTTGGCGGTGATCAGCAATACCGCATTCAGCAAATGCCGCAGGTTCATCGCCGGGTGATACAGGTAGTGCCCAAATTGCTGAACCTGGAACGGCAGCGTGTCGATCGCACGCAGCACTTTTCCGATCATCGCCAGATGTGCGGCGCGGGCAGTGGATCGGCCAACTGGCGTGCGCCGCGTCTCGCTAATGCTGATCCTCTGACGAACGATCTCGATACGCTCCTCCTTGTCACCACCCAGTGCCGCGAACACAGCCTCATGCCTGCGCATGCGGGCGCCCTTCTTCACCGGTGCCGATTCACCCCGCTCAATTGCTACAGCGCTGATCGACGCGTTCGATTCGTGCTGAGCCTCAGTCCATACCTGCCTTGCGTTGATCAGTTTCATGCTGCTTCCTTTTTCAGTTCTCTGGTCTTTGCCCGATATTCGGCCTTGATGGTTTTGATTTCTTCGACGGTTTGCTTGCAGGCCGGGTGCGGCCCTTCCAGCCAATCGACCTTTTCCGGGCCGATCAGCTGCAGGAGCGAAAGCCGGTAATTCACCAGGTTGCCGGACAGGTGCGTGTTGCATGGCGCGCACTGCTTCCACACGTTGAGCGGTTCGAATCGCAGCTCAGGGTTCGCTCCTACAGAGCGGTAGTGCCCGGCGTGGTATTGGCCTTCGTGGTGACGACCGCAGCTCACGCATGGGCGATCGGCATCACGCAGGCGGATCCACTCGTTGAAAGCTGCTTGTGCTTCGCGCATATGCTCCGCCCTGCTCTTCAGCTTCTCCTTGCGGACTTTGATCTCACGGCGCTCGCACTGGTCGATTGCCTTGCGAGCTTTCTCTTGATGACGCGGGGCATCAATGGCTGCACAGGCCGGACTGCAAACGGCCTGCCCCATGCGCGAAGGGATGAAGGATTTCCCACACGATACGACACAGCATTTCTTCGGCTTTGGCTGCCTCCTTGCGATCGTCATGCAGCCTCCTGGCTCAAGAGATCGTCGAAGTGCACGCCCTGCTGAGCGAAGCGCGCGACTATCCGGTCGGTGTAAGCCACGCCTTGGGCGCGGTTAAACAGGCTGGTTACAGGGAAGCCATCCGGACCGAAGAGCTTGCAGCCGCCCATCATGGCCAGTTTCGTCTCGTACGGGAGGTGACGCATCACCCGGTACCACTCCGCCTGAAACCCGGCATCCTCGTTCAGCAGGATCTGCACGCCGACGTGCAACTTGCAGTACCGGCGAGCGTCGGCCTCGTCGCCGATCTGGGTCATCTCTGCGATGCGCTTGTACATCGCGAACCACAGCCGGTTTTGGTCGAGCGTGCGGTCCTTTCCCGGGCGCAGCGATACGACGACGAACTTCTTGTCGCGGTACATAGCGCTAAGCTTCGTGATGGCCTCGGAGAGTTTCGCCTGACAGTTCACTGAGATTTTGTCAGCCATGGGTGGCCACCTTGTTCGGCAATCCGTTGATCAGCTCGCCGAGTTGCCGTGTCAGTCGCTCGTTCTCGGCCAGCAACTCCAGCGCCACCTCTTCCACTGTTTTCTCCCCGAGAAAGTCTTGCAGCGCCTCGGTGTTGCGCTTCCAGTCTGCACAATCGGTACGGTACGACGCCGCCTCGGCCCACAGCAGCTTCTGGAGTTTTTGTTTGTCGATGGTCATTGAGCCGCGCTCCTTGCTTCCAATTGTTCGGCCTGCTGAATGAGCAGCGCCCGGCGATCCGCCAGCTCATTGGCTGCCAGAATTCGCAGTTCTGTTTTTTCCTCGGCCGATGCTTGGCGCATGGCAAGCATCGAATCCTTCACCGCGGCGAGCTTCTCGCGCAGTCTTGTCGAAGCTCGGGTTACATCACCGGTGAGCAGCGCAACGACGGCCCGGCCGTCTTCAGTGACCGGCGCGACACTCAAGTTGGCCAGGTACTGCTGAGCGCGCTCCTGAGGGATTCGCTGCATCTGCACGGCTTTGGCAATCGCCTGTGTGCGACGGTTGGCGTCGAAGCCGACAGACACATGCCAGTTCACTTCTTTGCTGTCCTCCCGAGCCTGCCCCACCAGACGCTCGTAAGCGCTGTTGAACGCCATGCGCGCACCAACCTTGTCGCCGGCATCGAGTACAGGTTTCGCAGCAGCCAGCGCGAGCTGGATTTCGTCGGTCAGCACCACGGTTTCGAACTCGTCGTTGGTAGTCATGGCGATCGCCCAAGCCTCGTCCTTGCCCGGGCGGCCATCAGCGGCCTGCACTCGCTGGAGAATATCGGCCATCGCCAGCTTGCCTTTCACCTCGAAGCGGCAGGCCTTCAGCGCGGCTTTCACCGCGGGCACCGAGTAAGCGCAGAGGTCTTCGGCCATCATCGCCGCGGTGCCTGGGTTCATTTCCTGACCCATGGTTTCGGCGGTGGCGCAGATCGCTGCAGCTAGCCCAGCAACCTGTTGGTCGTTCATTTCAAAGGTATTCATTGCGCTCCCCGGCTTGGCGCTTGGCCAAGACCATTTGCGCGGCCTGTTCGGCGGCGGAGACATTCGCCTCGGTACGTTCCATTTGGCGTGCGGTAGTCCCGTTGATGCGCTGACCGGTCACCCACTGGGTGTGGTAGCTCTCGGCGTTGGCCAGCAGTTCGTTGAGGCTGTGGCACTTGCGTAGGACGGCGGCATCGCTGGTTTTCAGGTAGTGCGCGGCGACGTGATGAGCGACATCGGCGCCGAGGCGGTCGACCAGTTGTCCAAGCTGGCCACCGACCTTGGCGTTCCACACAGGCCAGGTGCTGTAGCGCTTGCGGTAGGCCATGGCGTAGTTCGCCCAGACCTTGAAGGTTTTGCAGGACTGATCTTTTGGGCCTGGCATGTCGGCAGGAATCTCAACCCGTGGCGCATCGGTGCGATCTACCACCAGAACCAGATTGCGGGCCGGCTTGTCCGGGCTGCCTTGCAAGTCCTGACTGGTATCCTGATTAGTACCCTGATGATTGGTATCCTGATTTGTCGGAGATTTTTCCGACCCTTGCTCGGATTTTTCTCCGACCTTGATCGGATTTTTTTCCGAGGTAGATCGGATTTTTTTCCGACCTTCGTTCTTTGGTGGGGTCGGATATTTTTCCGACCCATCCAGTTTCTGATTCCACTCGATCGCCTTCTCGGTCAGGCGGAACAGCGTGATGTTGGAAGTGCTGGAAAGCTGAATCAAACCCGCCTCTTCCAGGGCCTTCAGCATGCGATAAGCAGTGTCTGGCTTGTCAGTGAGCAGCGGCAGCTCCTCGATGATCTTGGCCTTGCTCAGCGCGAAGAAGATCCCGTCATCAGTCTTGATTGGCTTGGTCCAGCTCGGGCAGCCGTAGACGAACGCGAACAGCAGGGCTTGCTGAGAATTCAGCCCCCACTCCAACGCCTTCACCTGATTGATCGTGACGGTGAATTGCATATCAGGCCTCGGCCAGCTTGTACTGAGCCCAAAGGCCGGCAATCCAGTTGACGCCCTTGGGAGTGAATTTGGATTGGTTGTAGGCGTGGCCGCTGTCGCTGGTGCCGGCTTTTACTTCGAAGCGGCCGGCGTCGATGTGAGGCTGGTAGGCCTGCCATTCGCCGCCCATGCGGTACATGATTTTTTTGTCGAGCAGGAACTCTCGGAATCGCGACTCGTTGGCCTTGAGCAGCTTTGCTACCTGGCGGAAGCCCTTAAGGCCTGTCGACTCGACATAACGCTCGACGAAGGCGATCTTTGGCGCTGCCTCAATCAGCGCCTGATTGGCTGCCTGCTGAAGTTCGAACTGTTCGGCCCAAGCGCGGGCGGCAGCGGCGGGATTGGAAAAGTCAGGCAGTGTGGCGAGCACCCGCGGCCCTTCCAGCTCTTTGAGCTTTTTCAGGACAGATCGGCGAACGGCTTTCGACTCGCGCATCCCCACCAGCATGCATTGGTCCAGGGTCAGGCCATAAGTGGCGACCTGATTGCCGTGCAGGGGGGTGAAATATTTTTGCACCCCCTCCAGATCATCGCCCAGCTCATCCTCGACCCGGGAAAGGAAATGATCATTGCGAACCTTTGGCTCTCCAGCCTGCTGGCGTGCTTCATTGATCATGTCGCGCAGCGTGATCGTTGAAACGGTACGCGACACGTTTTCAGAATTCGAAAAACGTGTCGCGACACTTTGGGGGATATTGCTTGAATTGGGTTGGCTCTGCATAATCGGGCCTCTCTAGTTTTGCGAATCAGCCGACCTTCTCCGTCGGCTTTTTTGTGCCCGGAATTCAGGCGGCCTTCACCGAGGCATCCATCACGTCTAGGCTCTGCCGAACGTGGTTGATCTCCTGGCAGATCAAGTTTTTCTCGAAAGAACTGACGTGGTTGTCATCCAGCGCCTGGTGCACCGCGATGGTCAGATCGGCGACCTCTTTGCCGACGTTGATCAGTGATTTGGTCAACGCTTGCGGCTCCGGCGCAGCTTTCGCAACGAGGTCGAAACCAAATTCACTCGCCAGTGCAGCCAGAGGGCGCATGTCGCCGGTGTGCAACAGAATCCCGAACAAATGCTCTACGGTCAGGTGGTGTGCGTCGTTGTCCGGATTGGCGCGCTGAAGCAGGCCAACGTGAGGAACGCCCATCTTTGCAGCAAGGGTCTTGGCTTCGTTGTCCAGGACAGCGCTCTGGCAGGCCCGTAGAAAATCTTCCATTCGTAAAACCTCAAATTTGTTTCCGTGGCGCCCTGCCAGTGCGTGGGCGATCATTTGCTCTGGCAGTAAGCAATGACTGCCTCAGGCTGCTGTGCGCTTTGGGCGCGCCGGGATCGGACGAATCTCATTCGCCTCAATACGGCCGTCGTCATAAAGGGTGATTTCGATGCTTCTGCCGGCTCGAACCATTTGCGAGATCGCGCTCTGGTTCACGCCGAGAGCAGCAGCAAGCGCGGCTTGAGTGCCGTGCTCTTCTAGGTATTTGCTCAAAGGGATCTTTTTCATGGAATTTCCACGGCTTGATATCTGCCATGGATAGTAGCAGCGCTGCTTTTTATCAGCAACAAAATACTAGCAGCGCTGTTTGCTTGGATATCAGCTCTGCTAATACTCTTATTCGTATGAAAATACGTCGCCCCCTCACCCCCGAAGAAGTTGCCGAGAGCGCCAGGCTCAAAGCTATCTACGAACAGCGGAAATCAGCTGCTAAAGCGGCCGGGCGCAGCCTGACGCAGGCGGACGTTGCCGAAGCATGCGGATGGTCCGGGCAAAGCGCATTCAGCCAATACGCAACCGGGAAGGTGCCACTAAATGTTGAAGCGCTGCTGAAGCTCGCAAAGGCGCTCAACTTCGATGCAAGCGAGGTCAGCTCTCGACTGTTATCCACTGTTGCCAGCGTGCAGCAGGACCGCATACAGCCAAACGTGAAATTAGGAAGCATCGAGACTTGGGACGACGAAACCCCGCTCGATGACGATGAGGTCTACGTTCCCTTCCTTCATGAAGTCGAGCTGGCGGCTGGATCCGGCAGGTTTGCAATTGAGGAAAGCGCTAAGTCACGCCTTCGCTTCAACAAGAAAGATCTTCGTCACAACGGCGTTCAGTTCAGCAACGCGAAGTGCGTGAGAGTTGGCGGGAACAGCATGATGCCCGTGCTGCGCGACGGCGCCACAGTTGGCGTAAACGTGGGGAAAAACTCACTGAGCGACATCGTCGACGGCGAGATGTACGCCATCAACCACAACGGCCAGCTACGCGTGAAGCAGGTCTACCGCATCCCGATCGGGATTCGCCTGCGCAGCTTCAACCGTGACGAGCATCCAGACGAGGACTACACGTTCCAGCAGATCCAAGAGCAGCAGATATCGATCCTCGGGCATGTGTTCTGGTGGGCGATGTATTCCAGATAGGCTGAACTCCTCTATTAGAGCCGCTACGACGTCGGGCGAGGACCTTTTATCAGCATTGCAAAGGAGGGCGATATGCCGGTTGTGGCCGTTTTGAATGATGAGTCAGATCTAGATCGGATTGTTAGCGTTTTGAAAGCTTATGGATGTGTGGTGGCTAACCATCACAATCGCCCTGGTGCTTCAATCCTCACAAGCTCACTTCGAATTGCACTCGGTCCGAGATCTGATGAGGATGATCTGCAGTGTCACGAGCTACCCCTGCTGATCGACGGAGAGCCTTGGTGGACTAGCGTATTAGTCATGCCTCCGCGCTACGATTTCGACCATCATAAAACCGCGGCGCTTGCAGCTCGAGCTCTGACGGCTTCAAACGAATCCGGCGAGGAAGGTATGTTTCTGTACCACGATTCTTAGCTGAAGTTATTAGGTCATACGGCAGGCGAGTTGACACATAAGGTACGGGATTCGGAAGAACAGAGATGGCCGGATGGAGAAATATTGGCTTCTGGAGAAACGCTCGGGCCTCTGTCTGGGTGCTTCTCCTGATACTGACCGCCAGCGAATCAGGCGCTAACTGGATGGATGGCAGCTCTTCCGGCCGCAAGCGGGTTTTCACCCCTGGCTTCTTTGTGCTCTGCGCCTTCGTGGCTGTGATTGAGCTAGTGGCGCTGAGCCATTATTATTATACGTACAGATGAGCTAACCGCCTTTTGTGGGCATACTGATACAGGCGCCACAGAGCTTTACTGACAAAAAATGTGGGGCTGGAAACGCCGCGGGGGGGGGGATGTTTTTTGACTAGAACGCAAGCACCAACTGCAGCGTTGTATAAAACCAAATGCATCTTATAACAGATAAATAATAAAGGATTATTTTATGGCCGATTTCAAACTTAGCAAGCTCACAATAAATGAGCCACCATTCAGAAAACTGAAGAGCATAGAGTTTGAATTCGCACCAAGAATTACCCTGATCGCCGGCCATAATGGCATTGGAAAATCTACGATCCTCGGTCTTGTCGCGAATGGCTCCGGACTAACAGATTCCGAATACAGTAGTTATACTGGAAAAACCTATCAAGGCAACCTCAATGAAATCATACACCTTGATTACATTTCGGAATTCAGATCCAAACAAATTTCTAAAACTTTGCCAAAACCGATATTAGAATATTCTTTAAACGACATACCTTTTAGAAAACGCTGCGCACTTACCAAGCGCACGATTCCCGCTACAGAATCTAGGCCTTTGAGACTTGAGGCCAGGGTAGTCCCAAGAAACATCCCTGCAAAAGACTATCTTTTACCTGGCACCGATGTAGAAATTGGTGACTCATCGAAGGTTCCAATCCCAACAATCTATCTAGGCATGACTAGAATGCTGCCGATCGGGGAAAGTGATCCGGAGATGGTTGAAAATACTCCCGACACAACCATTCACCCAATGGACGCGGACTTTATCAGATCTTTTGTAAATGGAGTGATAGGTGTAAGCGCTCTTCAGGGAGCGAACACGTCTATAACCACTCAGTCAATAAAGGGCACGAACAAAACCACTAAACACCCTGAGTATACTCACAGCCCGAAAACCGTTTCGCTTGGGCAGGACAGTCTCAGCGCAATAGCGACTGCTCTTGCATCCTTTCAAAAGCTCAAGCGTGACTGGAAGGACTATCCGGGAGGGATACTTGTAATAGACGAGTTAGACGCTGGCTTCCACCCACACGCCCAACGAAAGTTAATTCAGAGTATCGGAAACGCGGCCAAAAAACTCAAACTCCAAGTCATAGCAACGACTCACTCATTATGCCTAATTGAGAGCATTCATCCTGATACCAATCCAATTGGAGATAAAGGGAGCTATGTAGACAAGGTAATCTACATAAGAGATACCACAAGACCAAAAATAACAGATTCTTCGCTTGTATCTATTCAAAATGACATGAACCTTACTGCACCGAAGCCGATAAAAAAGGCTAAAACCCAACACATCAAAGTCTACTTAGAAGACGCAGAAGCAAATAGATTCATAAAAAAACTAATAACTCGAAAAGTACAAAACCGCGTAAAAAGTGAAACCGGCAGACTCCTGAAAGCCATTCCTATAAGTGTAGGATGCGACAACATGCAGGGACTACAAAATTTTGACCCTCACTTTAAAACGGTTTTGATAGCAGTCGATGCTGACTCGACAATTAAGACTGGGCGAGGAAGAAAAAAAATCACCAACGTTGTTAAGCTACCCGGAGGCCAAGACTCTGCCGGCCGTGGATATAACCCAGAAAGAACAATATATGAGTTTGTGAAAGAACTCATAGAAACGGATGAAAACTACCCTATTGCAAGAGCACATCTTGAAGAGCTAGGCGTAACTACTGATCAGCTCTTCCACCATCTCATTGATTGTGACGTGACGATAACGAAGAGAGTATCTTCAAAAAACTGGATGAAGGCTCGACTCGACTTTATAGATGATTGGAGCCTGATAGATCTTTGGCTTAAAGAACATCCGGAAAAGGTCGAAATATTTGAAAATGAGCTGACGGAAGCGGCCAAGATCACAGCGAAGCTCACAATTTAACGGCTGGCCAAGTATACTGCGCGCCGCTAAACTGAGGCTCGCGCGCCTCAAAGGATGAGACAAAATGTACTCCAACAAGCTATACAGCCCACTACGCTACCCCGGCGGAAAGGCCCGCTTTGCGCCTTTCATTGCGGAGGTGATGCGGGCTAACAGTCTGGAGGGCGGGCATTATCTAGAACCGTTTGCAGGCGGAGCCGGTGTAGCTCTTGAGCTACTATTTGACGGGCATGCAACCCATATTCATATCAACGATCTCGATCCAGCCGTCTACGCGTTCTGGTCAGCCGCGACTACCGATCCAGACGGAATTCTAAAGCTCCTCAGGGACATTCCAATCACTATGGAGCAATGGCATCACTGGCGCTCGATAATGCTTGGCCAAGACCCTAACCTCTCCCTTGCGATGAGAGGTTTTGCTACGCTTTTTGTGAACCGAACGAACCGATCCGGCATCCTTAAGGGCGGGGTTATTGGGGGGAAGGCACAGGCTGGCACCTACAAGCTCGATGCACGTTTTAGCAAGGAGATGATTGCCTCCAGGCTTGAGCGAATAGCACTGAACGCAGATCGCATTTCGGTATATTGCGAGGATGCTTTTCTTTTGCTAGGTCGCGCAGCAGAGTTTTTGCCTAAGCAATCGCTAATCTACCTTGACCCGCCTTACTACGTTAAAGGTCGTGGCCTGTATCGAAACTTCTATAAGCATGATGATCACCTGCAGATCGCTCGACTGCTTCAATCGCCTGATTTTGATCGGCCTTGGGTCGTCTCATACGACAGCGCACCAGAAATCTGCGAGATGTACAGCCAGAACGAAGCACTGACTTACGGCCTGCACTACACCGCTCAAGCACGCTACGTGGGAGACGAGGTTATGTTTTTCAAGGAAGGTATCTCTGTGCCTGACGCGAAAATCCCTAGAGCCACTGTAGCTGCCTGAATGGAAGCCCGGCCTAGCGCCGGGCTTTTTCATGTCCGCCCTTCCCTCGTGCCAATGGTGGCGCTGCGCCACGAATGGTAAAATCTCGCCTCAATTGATGGAGGGATCCAATGAAGATCGTAGGCCTGATTCTGCTCGGGATTGTTTGCCTGGTCAGCTACCTGATCGGGAGCGGCACCAACGGCTTTGCAATGGTCGCAAGTATCGTTTTCTTTCCCAGCGCGATCGCGCTGTACTTCTACCCGACAATTTGCGCTGTTGGCGAACACCCCAAGGCCACGCCGATCTTCGCGCTAAACCTCCTCGCCGGCTGGACGTTTATCGGCTGGGTTGCGGCGTTCATTTGGGCACTCAACAAGCCCGCCATGCACACTCCCCGTCCGGTCGAGACCACAACTTACGCCGAGGATCTTGCTGCCGCTGCCGCGAACAAGGAATGCCCGTTCTGCGCGGAAACCATCAAGGCCGCCGCCAAGAAGTGCCGATACTGTGGCTCTGATTTGGAGCAACAGGCGGTGTAGATAGCACGAGCTTCATCTGAAGCCCGCCATGTGCGGGTTTTTTTACGCCCGAAGAAATTATTATTAGCAGCGCTATTTACTTTTAATAGCAGCACTGCTACTTTTATTCGCAAGCCAAGACAACAACGGCCCAGCAGCGAAAGCCGCGCCGCTCTTTAACAACCAGCGCCATGAACGACTACCCGGCCAGTCCGGTTAGGTCACTCCCGGCTCCATCGGTGGGAGGTCAGTAAACCGATGAACAAAACCGCACTTGCCTCTACCGGCGACCGGCGATCCGACAGGCTCGAAAGCCTGCCCACGCGCAGCCCACTGCGACGGCGGACGAGGTGTTGACCGAACTGAGTGAATGACCTGGTAAGCATGTGCGGAGAAACACGGAATTTTTCACTGATGCACCTGGTGACGGGTGCATTGGGAAAACAACCGATCAAGCACGGAGCATCAAATGAGCGAACAAACACTTCAATCGCTGCTCGCCGAGCGCGTCACTGCTTTTGCAAACAGCGAAAAGCCAGTCGAAATCATCGACGAGCACGTCAAGAAGATGTTCACGAACGTGGTCGACAATTGCTTCGGCCGTTACGGCGACATGGGCAAGCAGGTTGAAGAGGCAATCAAGGCCGCACTGCCGGCCAATTTGACCGAAATCTTTGAGCTGACTCGCTACAACGCAATGGTCGCTTCCGCGTTGAAGGAAAAGTGGGAAAACAGCGGCGTCGAAGCCGACATGGTGCGCCTGGCGCAGAAACAGATCGACGAAGTGCTGAACAAAGATGCAATGCCGGAAGTGATCAGCTTGCAGGCGCTGCTGGAGGCCTTCGTCGAAGACCATAAAGAGTCGGCAGCCGAAGAACATTGGGAAGCCCCAGACATCCGCTTCCAGCCATCCGACTACGGTGGCATGCACATCTACTTCGACAAGGAACCGAAGGATCACGGGATTTCAACCTATTCCCGAAGCTCCGAGCGAAGCGAGTACATGCTCGGCAATGCGATCCACATCAGCTTCGACCGCTACGGGAAAGACCGAAACGAAGAAGGTCATGAAGTTGGCTCGGTGTACGCCGCCAAAATCGACAACGAGAAGATCAGCCAAACACTGAAATTCCGTTCTCCATTCGAAAAGATGGTCGCTGCACTCTACTTCGGTAAATCCAAAATCATCGTCGACTGCGATGAGGATGAGTTCAGCTACGGCATCTACGACTGAACAACCAGCGCCACGACAGCCTTGTCGTTAACTGCCCGATCCTCTCTATGAGAGCGCATCGGGGTGTGATCTGAGGCTAAGACTCGGGCAGCGGATGTGCCAACCGGTCGCCAACAGGGCTACCCCTTCCGCCGAATGCCGGTTGAGCCCCGGCCAGATCACACCCCGATGCGGACGAAACTGCGGCCTATAACCGCCCACCTGCATAAAGCAACACCAGAGACCGGCTAGCGCCCGCCAAGATGCCAACGGCGCGCATTGGAGGATGACCATCATGTGACAAGAAGCGATTCACCTGCGCGGCGCGGCAAGCCTGAAGGCCGGCGCCCATCACCCATACAGGCAGCGGACTGTAGGCCGTCGATGTCACCGCGCATCGGCCGAATGAGGTAGGCCACCCCCACGCACGTCGACAATTTGATGCTAGAAACCCAGGACGTCGCCAGTAGCGGTCCTGGGACAGACTACTTGCTAGCTTTCGGCGCATAGCTCGGGCAGAAATGTTTTGCTGCCGACGGATCACCTGCGGCCTGCACTTGAACTGCCTTGATTTCATCCTGAAATGCCGGATTGGTATCAACTGCAAGAATCTCCTTCTTCAGATCTGCGTTTGCCGCTATATCTGGAAGGGAGAAGATGTTCTGCAGCGAGTAATTCATTCCGGGCTTTTGCTCTGCACACATGCGCCCCATAGCCACCATGGTTATAGCAATGTCGTGATCCTCGGTAGCCGCTTGGGCCTGCCCCAAATTACTGAGCGCGACCAAAGCAACTAGACAGACAGTCTTCGAAATTACACGCATGGGAATTCATCCTTAGAAGTTCTGCGCTTTATCGGCAGTGAAATCAAAAAATTCAACTCGCCACTTTGCAAATCGTTCGACACAACCCGAATGCACTCCCCTCCGCGCCCAACGGCAACCAGCGGAGCGTACGAGTGCATCCGAGTTTTGTTGGATCAACACCCCGCCACTCTGGAGACGACCATGTCAGCTCTACGCAAGCCCATCCCGGAAGACGACTTTCTCGATACGGAGGCAGGTCAAGAATGGCTGACCGAGTCGGTCGACGATCTGCTTCATCGGCGCCACGTAGAGGCGCCAAATCCGGTAGGTCGAAGCAAAGTCCTGGTCAACGCCGATCACCTTCCGGAGGCGCTGGCGGATCACATGGCCGCGAACCCAGATCCAGATCGGTACATTGAGAAAATTTTAATCGAGCTGATCAGGCGCGCCGATAGTGGAATTCTGCACACCTGGGCCATCGAAGCCGTCGGCGGTGATCCGCAAATTATCCGCTCACTCGCCGGCGACCTGGTGGCGGTGCACGCCAACCAATACCGCGACGCCAAACGCGAAAGCGATCGCGTCGAGCGGGAGTGCGGGTTTTGAGCCCTCACATCCTGATCGATCAAGCTCTTGATGGTGTATCGGCGCCCGCCGGCGAAGAAGACATCAGTCTGCTGGTTCAGGCGTTGATCACCCGTCTCTTCACCGACGGCGCGATCACCACCGACGAGTTCAACCACTACTGCAAACGCCTGCGTGACACCTGTCAGCGGCGCAAGGAGGACGCATGAGTACGGCACCGGTTAAATCACTCCTCGACGAACAGCTCGAAGACATCGAACACAAGATCGCCCTCCTCGGTTTCGGCCTTCCCTTTAATGAGGTGATCGGCCGCAAGCGCGAGGACTTGGTCGCCAATCTGCCGCAGCGTCTGGCGCCTTCCATGAAGGGTAAGCGCATCGCCGTGAGAGTTCGGCCGTGACCGGTCGCCAGCTTGCTCGCCGCATTCTGATTCGCCGCGGATCGTTTTCTGCCATCGGCGTTTTCACCTTCCTGATGCTTCTCAGCGCCCTCGCCGACCACATCACTCAGTAAGCAACGCATTCAATCGCTGCGCATAGCGCGGCAAGGAACAATCATGTCCGCTCAAAGTGTGACGCCAGTGGCGCACGACCGAAACCTCCACGTTCTTCCGCACGCCGCAACCAGCACCAGTTCTCTGGTATTGGACGGCGACAGCCTAGACAAAATGATGCGTCTGGCCGAAGTCATGGCCACCGGCAGAGCCACACTTCCGAAGCATTTCAACGGCAACCCGGCGGATTGTCTGGCGGTCGTCATGCAATCGATGCAGTGGAAGATGAACCCGTTCGCCGTGGCGCAGAAAACGCACTTGGTGAACGGAGTATTGGGATACGAGGCACAGCTGGTGAACGCCGTGATCACCACCTGCGCACCGGTGCTGGATCGCCTTCACTACGAGTGGTACGGCGCGTGGGAAAAGGTGATTGGCAAATTCACCATTAAGAACGGCGATAAAGGCGAGTACCGCGTCCCGGGCTGGAAGCTCGAGGATGAGCAAGGGTTAGGCGTGAAGGTCTGGGCGACCTTCCGCGGCGAAGACGAGCCGCGCGTCCTTGAGCTGCTGCTGGCCCAGGCTCGCACCCGAAACAGCACGCTCTGGGCGGATGATCCTCGCCAGCAGTTGGCGTACCTCGCCACCAAGCGCTGGTCGCGCCTCTATTGCCCTGACGTGATCCTCGGTGTGTATAGCCCGGATGAGCTGGAAGAAACCACACCAACCATTCGCGACGTGTCACCGGCGCGCGGCGCAGCACCGTCAGAACTCCCGCCCTACCCCGACGAAAAGCTCACAGAGAACTTGCCCAAATGGCAAATCGCTGTCGACGCCGGCCGCTCCGCCCCTGATCACCTGATCGCAACTGTCAGCAGCAAATTCACCCTGAGCGAAGAGCAGATCGCCAAGATCAAAGCACTCGCGCCAATTGAAGGAGACCAAGAATGAAAATCCACAATGTCGCTCAGGGTTCCGAAGCCTGGCATGCGCTTCGCGCCAACTACTTCACTGCTTCAGAAGCGCCGGCGATGATGGGCGCCTCGAAGCAGATGAAACGCACCGAACTGCTGCACGCAAAAAAGACAGGCCTCGATCGAGACGTGTCGTGGTGGGTGCAGAAAAACCTCTTCGACAAAGGGCACGAAGCGGAGGCACTTGCTCGGCCGATTCTCGAAGGCCGAATCGGAGAAGATCTGTTCCCCGTCGTCGGCACCGAAGGTGACCTGCTCGCATCCCTCGACGGCTGCACAATCCTCGGAGACGTGCTGTTCGAACAAAAAATGTGGAACGAGCAACTTGCTGCCGACGTTCGCGCCAGCAACCTCGATGCGCACTACTACTGGCAGCTCGAACAACAGCTGCTGGTGAGCGGCGCCGAGAAGGTGATCTTCGTCTGCTCCGATGGCACTGAAGAAAACTTCGTTTCGATGGAATACACACCGGTACCGGGCCGAGCCGCGACACTCGTAGCAGGCTGGAAGCAGTTCCAAGCCGACCTTCTGGACTTCACTCCCGCCGAGGTGGTGCCGGAGGCCGTCGGCAAAACGCCGGAATCCTTGCCAGCGCTGCGTATCGAAGTGACCGGCATGGTCACCGCCAGCAACCTAGAGCAATTCAAAGCTCACTCCCTCGCTGTTTTCGGCTCGATCAACACCGAGCTGCAAACGGATCAGCACTTCGCCGACGCCGAAAAAGCGGTCAAATGGTGCGGCGATGTCGAGGAGCGTCTGGAAGCTGCCAAGCAACACTCGCTGAGCCAAACCGAAAGCATCGACGCACTGTTCAAGACGATCGATGACATCGCGGCGGAGGCACGGCGCAAGCGCCTAGAGCTGAACAGTTTGGTAAAAGCCCGCAAGCTCAGCATCCGTGAAGACATCGTCATGGATGCGGCCAAGGCACTGCAGGCCCACATTGACCAGATCAACGCTTCACTGGGCGGCAAAGCGCGTATGCCGGCGGTGCCTGCAGATTTCGCTGGAGCCATCAAAGGCAAAAAAACGATCAGCAGCCTGCGCGACTCTGCCGATTCCGAGCTGGCCCGGGCAAAGATTGCCGCCAGCCAAATCGGCGACAGCATCCGGAGCAACTTGGCCAGCCTAGACGAGCTCGCCGCCGACTGCATGTTCCTCTTTAATGATGTGCAGCAATTGGTGATGAAGGCGAACGAAGACCTGATCGCGCTGATCAAGGTGCGGATCTCAGAACATCAGAAGGCAGAGGAGCAGAAAGCCGAAGCGCAGCGCGAACAGATCCGACAACAGGAGCTGCAACGGATTGAAGCTGAGGCGAAAGCCAAGGTCCCTGTTGAGCCTGCACAAGTCACCAGTCCGGCACCGGTGAAAGCCGCTGCGCCGGTTCAGTCTGCATCCAAGCCAGCGACCACAACCACGGCGCCGGTGAACCTGCAAGCTGAGGTGTTCGATCTGGAAGCGCTGATCCATGCCGTCGCTGGTGGCCATGCCCCGATTTCGGTTCTGACCGTGGACTGGGAGAAGCTCGACGCAATGGTCGCGGCCCAAGGCGACAAGTTCAGAATGGCCGGCGTGAGGCTGGTGAAGGTAGCAGCGTGAGACGAAACATCAACCGGGCGGCCACACGCCGCCGACAGACCTGGCTGGACTTGTCGGCCAGCGGAATTGAAGAGGTGGGCCATGGCCAAGAGCAACGCGGAACGGTCAGAGAAAGCCGCGGTGAAGAGGAAGAGCCGCGGCGAAGTAGAGGTTCGGTTCCACACTCTGCCCGCTACACGCCAAGCACTTGCTGAGCTGATGGCGTGGAGCGGCATCGAGGAACAGGGCGAGGCGATCACGCTGATGATTCACCACCTGCACGGCCTTGGACCGGGCGGCGCTCTTCCACTGCTTGAGCCGCCGCCGCGACACAAATACGTGATACCCGAAAACGTGTCGCAGAGATTGAAACTCGCCCATGACCGTGAAGCACTTCGTATTTGTAACGACGGGTAGCTACCAAGTACAGATTAGCTCTGCTGTACCTTGCGGAATGGAAACCTCGGCCCTCGATTTTACCGGCCAGAACAGACGGTATTCAGCTTGCCATTCATCAAGATTTGACTTGAGGAAATGGTTACGTTGATGCCCTGACGTGTAACGGCAAGGACCGGCTTTTGACTCAACTCCAAGCTGCTCATCAAGATCTTCTTTCAAGCGCTTTATGTCTATTATTTTTACGCAAGATTTCTTCTTCATTTTCCGCGCAACTGTCCGAGTTAGACGGTAGCTAAAGGAAAGTATGAGGCCGTCGTCTTCAAAGTAATAGGCATCCCGAACATCCGGAATTCTCACTCCTTCTACTACCACGTTTTGCAAAGTCAGGCCGTAAGCATTGCCGACCTGAACGCCTGGACCAAGATTCTTCAAATCGAATTCTGATTTATGAATTAGGTTCTCGTCAGGAGTATAAATCCCACTCCGATCTGTGCTCTTGTAATAGCTAGCCGGATTGATTGGAGCTACACCGCCATTTATCCATGTATTCGCATACGAATGTTCGTTTAGATATAGATACAGACTCATTCAGCCCCCTCCCTGTCAGCCCAAATGCCGGGCCGAACACAAATACCGCAACGGTCGGATATACCCCAGCTCAGACGAAATTCGGCGGCTCAACGACTCGATGCGCCGACTCCATGTAGCTGGCCAGGTCGATCACCTCCCGAAGGAACACGACCACCTCCAGCTTCACTGCGTCGTCGGGCAGCCCTATCCGTTTCAGCATTGCTTTAGCGTCTTCTTCGATAGCCGCTAGCGCATCTACATCGCTCTGCAACCTCATGTCGGCCTCCTGCCTATTTGAGCTGAGTGATACATACACCAGTTATGGATTCTCTTGCCAGCGGAAATAAAAAGGTAGGCGATGACTGAGCGCAATGCGCAATTGCTGAAGGACAAGCGCGCCAAGGAGAAGGCGTTGCTCGACAGGATCGGCGCCGAGAAGCGATCACTGATTATTTCGAAGGCGCTTACTGATGCACCTCAGATGCTGGGCGAACGCCACGGATTCGAGAATGGCAAGAAACGGTTTCGTCGTTCATTATCAATTTGGCTGCTGCTCCCGCCGAAGAGTCAGAAAATTTCGCGAGCATGTCGCGAGCTAAATTGATCGTTAAGACTAAATGGTGGCGGCAGCTTGAAAAATTCGCCGCGACAAGTATTGAGCAAACTTTCTAGTGAGAACACTCAATAAAACGTTTTATATATCATTACAGCAAATAAATTGACCATTCCGAAAACAAAAAAACCAAGTGATACCGCTTTGAGAAGTCGAAAAGATAGCTCGCCTCTTTTTACTCTATTCCATTCAGACTTCAATACACCCTGCACTTTCTCAACGAGCTCAAACGCTGCATGATCAATCTGATGCCTGCTCGCCGCTTCATTCACTCGAAAAAAATCCAATATTCTTATGATTTCTACATGCTCTACTGGATTTAGTCGTAGACGTATCTTTACGCTTAAGCTTTCCATTTTCGTTATATCGTCATGCCTACCAAGCAAGTATTCCTTAATACTCTCACCATCTTTCTTTTTCAGCGCAGCAAATGAAGCCATCGAATGAGCGGTTCCGGCGAAATCAGAGACATCTGACCTCAGCCCATCGATCCAAGCTTGACGAAACTCGGAAGTCTTTTGATCTTTCGCCAACACAGTTATCGTGAAAGAGATTATCCCAGCAATTAACGCCGCTGTGATAGGCCCGGCAATCGGTAATAACGTCCTCAGCAATTCCATAATTCACTCCCGTCTATAAATCTTCAATCGATTTAGACAAACATAACCAACGTCAGCTCGTTTACGCAACCGGTCCCGGGAGCGGTGCTCTATCCGCAAATGTTATGAAACGATTCCGCAGCACCGCATCACGTTGGTTAGCGCGTCGAGATATCAACAAATGACCCTGCTCCTCAATTCAGTACCGGGTCGCACTGACTACTTTTAAAATGCGCTTAATGCATGACAAGCAAAGCAGCGTGAGCAGACTCAATTAATTCCAGTCTTTTCCGAACTGAAAGACACGAATTCTCAGACCAATTGTGTTCGGGGGTAATTGCACTTACAAAAAGGGCGACATCCTCAACTGCCACTCTTGTTAAAAATAATTGTGTATGGATTACAGAGTCAACACCATCGCTTAAACTAACCTCCGTCAGGTGTTGAAGCGACTGGCTCAATCCCGTGGATACCAAGTCCTTCTGAGGTAGTGTTATATCTTTATTCACGTCAATAGCTAAACGCACCCTTAAAGCGGCTTCCTTAACGACAGCCTCCGCCCGAACAGCAGCATTTTTTCTGCTTTCGACTTCCGCGTTTCGCCTCATCCTTGAATCACGCGATGCTATCCAGATCGCCGCCAGAATCGCCGCTATTGAACCAACCGCCTGAACCCACGACGCCAGACCTGGATGATGCTCAATCCAGTACGACACACAATCCCAGCTCATATCTCACTCCCCTGTAGATCCCGGAACTATACCGGCGAGGATCCCCTATGTCCGCACAACAGAAGAAACACCCCTTCGATTTCAAAACTCAATACGGACTCGGCTTCAGCACTCAGGACGATGAGATCGTTGTCGACTTCTTCTGCGGTGGCGGCGGCGCCGGTACCGGGCTGGAGATGGGTCTGGGCCGCGCGGTGAATGTCGCCAAAAACCACAGCCCACAAGCGATCAGCATGCATACCGTGAATCACCCGGGCGCCGTGCACTACACCACCGATGTGTTCGAAGGTGATCCAGACACCGAGTGCGGCGGCAAGGCCGTTGGCTGGTTCCACATGTCGCCGGATTGCACGCATCACAGCCAGGCCGCCGGCGGGCAACCGCGCAAGCGCGAGATCCGGAATCTGTCGTGGATCGGCCTGAAGTGGGCCGGCAAGAAGAAGCCTCGCGTCATCAGTCTGGAAAACGTGAAACAGATCCTCCAGTGGGGGCCGCTGATCGCCAAGCGCTGCAAGTCGACCGGCCGTGTCATGAAGTTGGGCGGCGCCATTGCTGAGCCTGGCGAAGTCGTCCCGGTTCACCAGCAGTTCCTGGTGCCTGACCCAAAGCGCCGCGGGCAGACTTGGGCAGTGTTCGTCGCCGAACTGAAACGCCTGGGCTACGCCGTTGAATGGCGGGTCATCAAGGCCTGCGACTTCGGTGCACCAACCAGCCGCGAGCGACTGTTCATGATCGCCCGTTGCGACGGCCAGCCGATTGTGTGGCCTGAGCCAACCCACGCGAAGAACCCAGCCAAGGGCCAACAGAAGTGGCGCACCGCCGCCGAGTGCATCGACTGGACCATCCCGAGCAAAAGCATTTTCGACCGGGCAAAGCCGCTGGCTCCTGCCACCCTTCGCCGAATCGCCAAGGGCATGAAAAAGTTCGTCATCGATGCCGATGATCCATTTATCGTGCCGATCGCGAACTGGTCCGGCGAAAGTGTCCAGTCTGCCCATGAGCCACTGCGCACGGTGACGTCATGGCCGCGCGGAGGATCGTTCGCGATGGCAAGCCCGATCATTGCTCCGGCAACGCATCAGGGTAGCGACCGGATCAACGATCCCCACGAACCGCTACCTACGGTCACCTGCGCGAATCGCGGCGAGCTGACGCTGATCAGTCCTGTGCTGGTCGGCGCTGGTGGCCCGGTATATGCCGGAAATCCGGTAGCTGCGAATAAACCTCTCGGCACCTTGATGACGCGTGGTCACCGCGCGCTTGCCGCCGCGCACCTGGTCAAGTTCCGGTTTGCCGACGAAGGCAAGGCGCTCGACGAGCCGCTGCCAACCATCACCAGCGGCGGCGACTACAAGCGCCCGGCCGGTGCCGCTCACGCCATGGGTATCTCAACCGTGTTCATGGCCCAGATGAACGGCGGGTTCAACACCACCGACGCCAAGAGCGTCGACGATCCGATGACCACGGTGACCAATACCGGAAGCCAGCAGCAGCTGGTGACGGCGAATCTGGTGCACTTGCGCGGCAACTGCGATGCGCGGGACACCGCCGATCCGCTGCACACCATCAGCGCCGGCGGCACTCATCACGGTCTGGTCACCGCATTCATGGAGCGCCAGTTCGGCGCTAGCGTCGGCCAAGGTGTGGACGAGCCGGCGCCGACCATCACAGCAGGCGGTGGCGGCAAGAGCTCGCTGGTCGAGCTGCAGCTCTCGCCAGAGATTGAGGCCGGCGCACTGCGGGTCGCGGCATTCCTGATCAGCTACTACGGCACCGAGAACATGAGCGCCGCCGACGCGCCAGCGCCAACCATCACCACTAAGGATCGGCTGGGCTTGGTCACCGTCACCATCAAGGGCACGCCTTACGTGATCGTCGACATCTGCCTGCGGATGCTGCAACCGGCCGAGCTGTACAAGGCTCAGGGTTTCCCCGCCGACTACATCATCAGCCACGGCGCCGACGGCAAACCGTTCACCAAAACTCAGCAAGTGCACATGTGTGGCAACAGCGTCAGCCCGCCGCCGATGGCTGCACTGGCGCGGGCCAATGATCCGTGGCGTGTTGTCGAGCAGCAGGCCGCAGCGGCGTAGTCACAGCCACGGCAACGCCGACAGCCAGTCAGACAAACGCATCAGCGACTGGCTCAAAAGTTCGACAAACACCTGGTACATCAGATCAGCGATCAAGCGCTTCATGCGGCGACACTCCATAACGATTGGTATGTCGCAATTCTCCACTGACGCTGATGCTCGATGGACTGGGGAAAGTTGTGCCCGGCGCTGGCACAACAAGAAACTTTCTCTCAGCCCCTACCCCCTTGACACCCTCCACCGCCCGGGCATGCCCCGGCATAGGACGCCCCATGCCCACAGAAAACCAGCCAGGCGCAGCGCTTGGCAAAACCAACCGAACTATTCACTGCTGCCTCGACGTGCGCGGCTCGCTGAAAAACATGAGCAAGCGCCAGCTCACCGGTTTGTTCCGGCGCGTAGATGGAACCAAGTGCACCGCCGATGAAGCGAAGGATCACCTGATTGAGGCGCTGGCCCAAGGCAAAGAAGTGCTGCCATTCGGGCCACCTTGTGAAGGTTTCGATTACGCAGGCAACGGTTGCCCAGGGCACGACACGGTGATCGCATGAAGCGCGTCTACCTCAGCGGGCCAATGACCGGCCTGCCCGAACTCAACTTCCCCGCCTTCGCCTCAATGACCGCCAGCCTGCGTAACTCCGGCCACGCCGTCACTAACCCCGCCGAGCTCAACCCTGATGGTGGTTCTTGGAACGACTGCATGCGCCGTGACATTGCCGCCCTTATGGACTGCGACACCGTGGCCACGCTCCCGGGCTGGGAGCATTCAAAGGGCGCACGCCTCGAAGTGCTGATCGCTGAACGCCTCGGCATGACCGTTGTGAATGCCCATGATCTGGTATCGATGGAGATTGCAGGATGAGCGAAGTCAGCCGGTATTGGGTGAATGGTGAGGGATATCTGTTCGGGTGCTCCACAGCGTGGGAGCCGAAAGACGATGAGCTGGTGATGTGGCCGGACTTCAAGCGCGTGCAAGACGAGCGTGACGCCCTGCAACTGCGCCTGAACGCGGCGGATCAGCAAAACGATGATCTGGTGGCAGAGCTCGCAAATGTTCGCAAAGGCCCGTGCAAGATGATCGTCGGGGACGAATTGCCATGACCCACAAAAGCTACAGGCTCGACCCGAACGTGAGAACCATCACCGACCTGGTGACTGATGATCAGGTTCAGAGCTCGTTCCAGGGCACGAACTTCGGCCACGACGACTTTCGCGGACTACTGGCCCAAGGTTGCATCAAGGCGCTGGCTGGTTGGCATCAGGGCCACACGCTTACCTGCATCCTCGAAGAACTGCGGCTGATCAGCTGGAACCGTCAGGTCGGCAAGATCAAGGTCACCGCCAAGGGCCGTCACTACATCTGGCTTGCCTTCAAAGGCCGCCCGGGCGTCTAATTCCGCAAAGAGTACATCTGTACTCCACCCGAAAAATTACTCCCTCCCCCTTCAAAGTCAGCCGCTATAGCGGCAAGGACGAAGTCATGTCTGAAGAAAAGAAAAAAACAGGGCCAGACCACTTTCGCTACGTCGACCATATCGGCCCGGAAGGGGTAACTATCGTCTGCCGGAAATATGTAGTCATCCGTGAAAGCGAGTACTGCTACTGGATCGTCCCTGAGGGATCGGAAGGCTGGGCGCTGGCACGGCAGACCGCAACAGGTAAGACCTTCAAGGATGCGAAGCGGGTATCGAAGGATTCGTGGCGGCGATTCGCGTACCCGGAGAAAGAAAAAGCGTTTTCCTCCTACAAGGCCAGAAAGCGGCACCAGCTCAGCCACGCTGAACTCGCCCTTGAGCGTGCGAAAACCGCTCTTGCTGACATCAAGGACATTGAAGCGATCAACGACGAGCATCTGTGCTCAGGCGGCGATTACATCAAACAGCTCAACTGGACGGACTGCTGATGGCTACCTCACCACAATCGAAAGAACGGCCAATCCTGTTCTCGGCGCCGATGGTGTGCGCCATTCTGGATGGCCGGAAGACTGTCACGCGCCGGCCGGTAAAGGTTCAGCCGCGTTCACGGGCCGACATTGGCAGCTACGGCAAAGGCCAGCCCTTCATCCGCAACCCAGACGTCACGAAGCGCAATCCGGAATGTCCCTTCGGTAAGCCCGGCGAACGGCTGTGGGTTCGCGAGACCTGGTACTGCGATCACAGCGAGGTCATGAGCGGCCCTTACCTCAAACCGGATGACTTGGATATCAGCGAGGCGCGCGACGACGGCACGATGGTTTACGCCGCCGATGGGCTGACCCCATATGAAGCCGATCAGCCAGTCTGGAAACCAAGCATCCACATGCCGCGCTGGGCGTGCCGCATCCTGCTGGAGATCACCGACGTCCGCGTCGAACGGTTGCAGGACATCAGCCGCTCCGATATCCGGACGGAAGGCCTGCAGTGTCCGCCGGAGCTGGCAAGCGATGACGTTTCGCCGAATTACCGAGACTGGTACCCGGCGGCGTGGAAGGAGTTGTGGAACTCCACCGGCGGCGACTGGGACGCAAACCCGTGGGTCTGGGTCGTCGAGTTCAAGCGGGTGACGCCATGATCTTCGCCCCGCTCTACATGGCCTACCTCATCTATAAGGGGCCGTGGCGATGAGCCGCATGGAAGAAGCCCTCATGAGGAAGCCTGGGTACACGCCATATTGCGGCGCTGACGCTTGCATGGTTTGGGCGAGAACGCGATGGAATGGCGGACAGTTCCAGTGCCAATGCGGCTGGACCAGTTCGTACGCTTCCGAGTTCATTGCTCAATACAAGGCGCGCTGGCATCCCGAGCCCAAGCCATGAACCGCATGGTCAGCGTCCGCACCGAGGAACTGACCGGCCCGGCGCTGGACTGGGCAATCAACGCGATCGAGGGTGATCGGCAACCCGGTACAGGTCAGCTGCAACTCTTCGCTCTGCCCGACGCCGAGCAACTGATCACGAAGTACGGCGTCTGGGTCGATGTTGGTCACCGTCACCCTTGGCTGGCTGATATGACCAACAATCCGTTCAACCGGCAGCCCGGCGAAACCCGAACCATCGCAGTGTTCCGCGCCGTGGTCTTCGCCAAGCGCGGCGCTACCGTGAAAGTCCCTGCCGAACTCATCCAGCAGTAACCCTTCCCCCAACTCAGCAGCCTGCCGGTGTACGGCGGGCGAGGACTGCGCGTGAATATTTACCGACACAACTTCGCAGCCGTCTGCCCCGCCGACGGCGAGACGATCATTTACCGGCTTGAGTTGCGATCGACCTCGATGATCCACGTCGAACACATCAAAACCGCCACCGCGCTGATCAAGCAAGGTTGGCATGAGCAGATCGCTGACACCCTTTCCGAAACGCTCGGCGGTGATCAAACCATCATCGCAACCCATCAGGGCGTAGAAATAGAAACAGTGAGGCTTAGCGGATGATTCATTACCACGGCACGCCTGTCGGCGGTAAGCGCGAGGACGCCGCTAAATTCTTGGCCGGCCGGCATGCGCTGGTGCCGTACCCACGCAAGGACGATCTCGGGATCGTCGCCGACGTATGCAAATCGTTTGTTTTCGATAACGGCGCATTCACCGCGTGGCAGAAAGGCGGCCAGGTAGACGTCGACGGCTACACGCGCTGGGTCGAAGATTGGCACCGACACCCCGGATTCACTTGGGCGCTCATTCCGGACGTTATCGACGGCGACGAAGAGGCCAACGACGACCTCGTTCGGCAGTGGCCAGAGGAGCTTCGCGGCGTGCCTGTCTGGCACTTGCACGAATCGCTTGAGCGGTTGCAGCGGCTGGCGAGGTGCTGGCGTACGGTCGCCCTAGGTAGTTCTGGCCAATGGGCTTCACCGGGCACTGGTGCATGGTGGAAGCGGATGGGCTTCGCGATGGATGCCATCTGCGATGACCAAGGCCGCCCTACTTGCAGGCTTCATGGCTTAAGAATGCTCGACCCTGCGATTTTCCAGCACCTGCCCTTAGCGTCCGCCGACTCCACAAACGCCGCGGTAAACGGCGGCAGCATCAGCCGCTTCGGCATGTATGCCCCGCCGACCGCCGGCCAGCGCGCCAACGTTATCGCCGACCGCATTGAGTCGCACAACAGTTCGCCTATCTGGCAGCGAGAAACCCAGGCCGAGATGGCCATCTAATCCACCACCTTCTGCCGCCACGCGCGGCATGGAGCATCACAATGAGAAAAGAACTGATCAAGATCAGTGAATTCCAGCGCCGGCGCTGGGGTGAAAACGGCACACCACCCTGCCCCCAGGCGATCCGCAACTACATCCGCAACGGCCAGGTGCCCGGCGAGCAAATCGGCAAACTCTGGTACGTTGATTGGACAGCGTTCAGCCGGTCTGACGGCAATGACCTGGTCGCGATGGTATTGAAAGGAGCTGCATGATGGTCCCACGGCCGCGCAACAAGGCGAACAAGAGCCTGCCGCAGAACCTGTATTTCGATTCGCGGCGCTCAACCTATCGCTACCGCCGGCCCACCGACGGTAAGTGGTTCCAGTTCGGGTCTGACCGCATCAAGGCGATCGATGCCGCGAAGCAGTTGAATCTGGAGTTCATGCGCGGCGCTGACCTGGTCGGCGCCGTGATGGGCAGCACATCGGAATCGTTCGCCGGCTTCCTGGACGCATACGAACGCGACGTTCTGCCGCCGAGGGAGCTCGCAAAAGGAACGCTGGGCTTGTACGCCGTGCATTTCCGTCGCTTCCGGAAACAATTCGAAGGTAAAGCGGTCGACCAGATCACAATCCGCATGATCGCGGAGATGCTCGATGCGCTCACGCCGCGCACTGCCAACCAGTGCCGCGCGCTGTTGATCGACATCTTCAACCACGCAGCGGCCAAAGGCCTGTGCCCGGACAACCCGGCCGCCAGCACCATAAACCGCATCGAGAAAAAGCAACGCAAGCGACACACCGTCGAAGGCCTGAAGGCCATCCGGGAGAAGTCACCGTTCTGGCTACAGAACGCCATCGACCTCGCGCTCATTACTGCGCAGCGCCGGACGGACATCTTGAATATGCGGTTCGATGGTGTTCGGGAAGGGTTTTTGTATGTCGTGCAGCAGAAGACGGCCAAAGCCAGCGACGCGGCGTGGATCCGGTTCAAAGTGACCGAAGAACTCCAGGCGGTGATCAGCCGTTGCCGGGATGACATCGTCTCACCGTACCTGATTCACCGCAGGCCTGATCGCAAAAAGCAGAAGCAGGCGCAGACGAAGGAGCATTGGACGCAGGTCGAAGAGCGATATTTGACGCGAGCCTTCAAGGAGGCCCGGGAAGCGGCGGGTTGTTACAAGGGATGGAAGGAAGAGGAAATGCCAGGCTTCCACGAAGTGCGGGCGCTGTCGTTGCACCTGTACCAGAAAGCCGGAAAGGACGGTCAGAAGATCGCCGGCCACGCCAGCGAAACCATGACCAAAAACTACCAGAAGGACCACGCCGAGATCGTCTGGTCGGAGGCAATTCCAGACCTGAATATCAGCGAAATCACCGGTTAGTTTTGCGCAAGTTTTGCGCGGGTTTTGCGCAGGCACAAAAAAGCCGATCCATCTGATCGGCTTAACTGTCTGATTTTACTCAGGAATTATGGTCGGGACGGAGTGATTCGAACACTCGACCCCTAGCACCCCATGCTAGTGCGCTACCGGACTGCGCTACGCCCCGACTGGTCTTGCAACTCGTTCTTCATCTCGAAGAACGCTCAAGA